TGTCAAGAACAAGAAGAGCAGCGTGTGCTGTCAGCGACCCGTCAAACTCGTGGCTAGTTTCGATACCCAGCATGTCCACTGTTTACACCAGGGACTGGCGATGCAACATCACGAAGACAATCGCGTTCTCGTCGACTTGTGCGTGCGCGCCGCCAAAAAACGTCTCGTCACCTTTTTAGAGTACCTCTTGCCGAAAACGTTGTTGACCGATCTCGAGATTTGCTATCTCGTCCATTTGTCTCGCAAGTCGCGACCGTGCGTCGAGTACCTGAATTCGTCTCTCTTGGGTCAGCATCCCATGATGACGTACACGTGTGTCGACACGTACGACACGTGCGTCTATCTAGCTAAAATGCACGGCTGGGATGCTCGCGTCGCCGACTGGTTGGTGCGTCGCATGCGATTCGAAATGCTGGCTCGGCTCGTCGCCGAACACGACTATCCGCTCATCGAAAACGTCGACACGTGCAAAACGATTTTGCGTTCGTGCACCGACGCTCGATCGCTCAACATCATCATGCGTCGCATGGTCATCCCGATTATCGATTATAGCGAATGTTCGGCTGCCGTCTATCACTGGCTCGGTCTACCCGACACGCAACAGCCACCGGACGTGTCGACGTGCTCCATCGATCGTTTGTCGCTCTGCTCCTTTGGCGATCCCATCGATTTTCTGTCCAACGTATTGGCTCGACCCGATTTCAATATGCGCATGATTAGGCACAATATCAGTTTGTCGTTTTTCATGTACTTTCTCGACGAGTTTGAAGCCAAAACGAGTCTCACTCTCATCGCTCACCAACACCGTCGCTACAACGCCATGATGTACTTTGGTCGTCGTTTCGGCTACGATCCTCGCATCAACGTTCACACGATGAAGAGTAAATTTCAAAAGAAAATTCTCAACAGCCGCAAATAAGTCTAAATACATGATAATATGGGATACTGTGTGTATTAGGTTCTTCAAATGGCAAATTGATTTTTCAAAAGGGGTTATTTTTCGAATAGATTGTGTTGCTTTTTTAATGTGCTGTATGCGGCCATTTGATTCTGTCAAAAAATTCCTTAAAACCAATGCAATCAAGTGGCCTCGTACAACACGTTGGAACAGCAACGCGCGAAAAAGGCGTGGCAGTGTCTTTGTCATTACTCGACCGTCTGATTTGTTGCGCTATCAGTGTGTGAAGCTGGAACGTAACGAATCAGACGCTCGAGCGATGAGGATTCTGCCAGGCTTTTTTGTGCGTTGCTGTTTTAATGTGTTGTACGAGGCCACGTGATTGCATTGGTTTTAAGGAATTGTTTGGCAAATTTAAATGGCCGCGTCCATCACACTAAAAAATCATGGAGAATTTGAATTTATTGGTACCCCCAACTAGGGAGGCAATTGAACTCTTGGGGGTAGAAGAGTGTGGTCATTTCACGTTCAAGGTGTGACGTGTGGTTACAAAAGTAATAAGTAGTGGGTGTATACTACGTCCAGGTCAAAAAATAAAGGAGACAACAGACTACGAAAGTATGTAAAGAACTAAATGTGGACTGCTGTGTTGGTAATTCACTGGCATGGTTGATGACACGCAACTTTGTTGGTTGTTGTATAGTGGGTTTCACTCGGCGATAGATCGGGTGGTTATTTCTCCATTCCCCCAATGTTTCTAAGGGGTGGGTCATTTCACAACTTTGTTTGTGTACCTGATACAGAGAGTTGGGATTGAGATTCCAATGATTTCAGATCATTTGTTAATTTCGTAAAATGGCACTAGTTGTGTTCATGGGATCTACAGTTTAGTGGAGCTGTTTGCGACAGAGGGGGATATCGAATTCATTCAGATACGTGAGTGACTGTCTTTCGAATCTTTCGACCGAGAATTAGTTGATTTTTATTATCCAAGGCGGTGATTATCAACAGGAAAAGTTTTTCGGGTTCTTTGGCTACTAGACGTCGTCGTTGGACTTTTTGTTCTTTTTTTCCACACTCAGTGGTACGTCGATCCCGTTTCGGATTAAGTTTCGGATTGGTCTTTTCTTTCCTTTTTCCACCATGCGTAAGGTCGATGTTGATGCGGTCGTAAAGGAAATCGTGCGCGGGGAAATCGTCGTCGTGGATGATTGTATATGGCAGACTAGACTGCCGTTCTTTTCTGACCCGTAGAGGTTTTCTTTTGATACAGTTGGTTGTGACCCTTGATGGGCACTTTAGGCACCTGCAAAGGGTTATATTTGTCGATGCGTTTGTCCGTGCTCGTCATCACGGTGTTTGATATCTCCATAGATGGACCGAATGATTTCGTGACGTTGTTTCACGTGTCAATGGCTTACTGAGAGAAACACACAACTATGAGAGAGACAAATGGTATGAGAAACGCAACTCTTTCGGTTGCAGTAGCTGGAACGATAGTCGTTGTGACGAAAATAACGTATTCTGACAATGATTTGCGATTCATTTAATTGGAATTAAATGAATCACACTACACAAGGACGGTAAAAACAATAGTAGCCGCCAATGCAATAGTAGTACACATAATGTTGTCGATCTATAGTCTGTCGCCGAGGCTGTGACATTGACGTACCCATTTTTTATTCAGCTAAACAAAAGATTTCCAAAAAACAAAATATGGATATAGATATTCTAGGATGTTTGTATTACACTCTGGCTCTCCTTCTACTGTCGGCTGCCACACTCTTGTTCAGAGCTTTTATCTATCCAATTTTGTACTGGGTCTACGTGTGGTACAAGATCAAATGGTCGTCTCGTCTCTATAAATGGAAAAATCGTCCCTTCAACATGACCAAACATCGGTGCTCGTTTCTTCTCAACGAAGACGAGTACTCGCTGTGGCCCGAACGACACGTGTCGCGATCGCTTTTCGATCTCGTCGTCATCACAGACGGCACCAAAGATGTGTCTCAGCGCGTTCTCTCCAAAGCCGGACCGTACGCCAATTTTTACGGTCTTCGCGTCACGCCCTCCGATCTCGGTCTTCACGTTCTCTACATCAATCACCAACTGTTTGGCGCTCGCGAAACTATTCCACCGTTAACCGATTTTGTGTAGTCGACTCTGGACACTCCGACGCTGTAGCCAAAGTTTCGATAGTTGAAAAATAATCATTCAGTCGTTCGGCGAACGCGTGTCTCGTTTCGCTTCTCACGCTCGGCATCACGTACCACAAATTCTTGTAGTCGACGTACGACAAATACGCGGCTATTTGGCGCAACACTTCTTCCGGTAAGAGGTCTAGCATTTTTTTGTGGGGCACACACACACGTGTAGCACTTTATATATATATATATACCGCGATTCGTGTGCGCGCGCACACAACAATAAAACGATGGAAACCAAATGTCTCGATTCGCAAAAAAATGTCATCGACACACCCAAACGACAGCCGGAAACTGTTCGTTTCAATCAAGATGGATTTTTCAACGAAATACGTGACTTTTATCGCATCCTACCTTGGTTCAAAGAAAAGGTCAACGACATTTATTTGTGCGTTCAAAATTTAGCCGCCGAATCGCTCATCATCTTGCAAGACTCGCTTCGCGACGATCAGGGAAACACCTATCATCGAGCCAACAAGTTCTATTTCGACGTGCAGAGCGTCGCTCGACGTAAATCCCAACAGGGAAACGTCACCACCGTCGTTCATAAAAACGTCGAATACCGATTCATCGTCGGCATCATCACCCAGTACGGACTTTTCCGACAAAACGAAGAGATTTTCAACGCTCAGCAACAGTATCTCGTCAATTGGAAGCACAACATCAGGACCGATGAAATTCAACGCATTCTCGACGCCAACGTCGACGTCGAAACGTACGGCCAGTTTTTCAAGAGCTACATCAAATGTCGTCTCGACATGGACTGCGACTATGTTCGGCGCGTCATCAACGTCTTTGCCGAACGCTTCACCGTAGGCCGTCAATTCATCGACGAAATGTGTCGATTCGTTATATTTTTGAATCCCAAACTGTCGATCGTCCACGAAAGTGTCTTTGTCAAACGATTCAAAAAAAAGTACTACAATCCTGAAATGTTGCCCTTTATGAACGAGTACGATAAACTGGGAGAATTGTACAACGATGCCGCCACGCCGGTCGAAACTCTCCAGCACGTTAGCCGGCAATTGTACGATCAATGGGTGGAAACCCGACGCGAATGCATCGATTCCCTACTGGTCAACAACAGCAGCGTCAAAATGAATTACGGCGGCAGGACCAAAATGGTTTCGTCCAAAATTAAATTCGTCCAATTACCCAGCTGGAAAACGGTGTGCAAAAACGCCACGCATCTCGTCGACGTCGCCGAAGAGGACATTGTCTACATGCAAGACGGCAACGACATTTACGGATTTTCTATCGGCCAAATGTTTCACATTATCGAACACGAAAGTGGCGTCAATCCGTACACGCGAGTGCATCTCGATCGACGCGCTCTTCAGCGTTTCCTCGACACGTACGTCAAACCGCCATCTACAACCACCACCAATAGTACCGATAACGCTCACATTATCGCCGCCGACGATGACGACCAAGTCAATCAGTTGGTCCTTCTCATTGAAAAACATTTAGCCTTCCACGAACGTCTCTGCATGCACTGTCGTCAGCACAAGGCCAAAGACGCCGTTTTTATCGAAACGTACGAAACCGATTTTCCAATCATTCATTTCTGCAGTAGCGAATGTATGGCCGCCTATTCACTCGAAGAATTTAGAGCTATTCAAATCTAAAAATAAATGGTCAATTACATGATGGAACCCGAAGAGAGCGCCGAACAACATCGTAATCGCGTCGTCGTCGGCATAGATAACACGCTCTACGCTTCCGTCAGAGACGCGTACGACGGTCGATATCGATGGATCTCTCTCAGTTACAATTAGTTATTTTCGTCGTCGTCCAACAATTTGCGTTTGTACTGAGTGCCGCACGTGTCGTCGTTTTCAATCAGTTTCTTGGATTTCAAAAACAGTTCAATGAGACGACACAATTCAATGCGACTCAGAGCGTGATCTACGGGAAATTTCAGTTTATTTTCAATCAATTTAATCAGCTCGGATTTGTGCCAATTGACGCAGCGACGACCGCTCTTGATTTTACGTCGATCAGCGGCGGCGGCGGCACCACCGCTACAACCATCACCTTTTTTACTACTACTACTCCTACTACTACTTTTATCATTGTCAGTTATCTTGATGCAAAATTCACCGAGATCGCGATTCTCCTGCCCGTAGCATCCGTACTCGTTATTTTCAAACTGTACTTTTCGAGCTTGAAAATAATCGTCCACCACCCGAGTGTCGCACTCGTAACCCGTTCTCTTGTCCACGCAAAACGAATCGCCGCGACGCAAATGGTAGCCCAAACGGTGATCGTCTTCGTACACGCTCGACTTGTAGTGCAACCACACGGTGCGCTGCAGAGCCACGTGCGCTTCGGGTCGCGTGCACCTCAATCGCAACACGTTTTTCAACAACATGCGCTGCAAAAACGTCGGCATATTGATCAAGAAATTCTTGTCGTTCTGAAAACGTTTCACGTCGGCCACGAAATTGCGTCGCAAATACGTGCACATGCTCAACGCCGCCGTCGTGTGCATTGGTTTCGATTCGTATTTACTCAACAAGTAGTCGTAGAAATTGGCTCGCTTTCGGTCGTACAACGTCGTCAAATAGACACCCGTGTCGTCGTAGCGAACGTGAGATGCGTTGCCTCGAGGATTCACCATCACCACGTACGTGTTGACCACGTGCTTGATCAGTTGAACCAATTGCATGCGCGTCACGTCCAGCGGCTGAGTAGCACTTTCGAATTCCGACCACGGAACGCACCAACGACGACGAAACAGGTCACGCAACCACTCGAAATGACGAGTCCATTCTTTGGAACCCGTGTAGAAATGAAGATCGTAGTTGCGCGTGATGGAAAACGCTTCGTCACCTTGCGGCTCTTGGTCGCACGTAAACTTGCACGCTCGATACTGACAATCGCGTTCGCCGTCGTCGCCGCATTCGTTGCGCTCCTTGAACAGATAACAATCGAAAGCCGATTCTTTGACCAATTGAACAATCTTATTGATTTGAAAATCTTTTTGTTCGCTAATGTTGTACATGATGAGATCGATGCTGGGAAAAGTGCGCGCCACGGCCGCGTACTGGTATATGTGAACCACCGGTCGCAAACCCATAGCGATTAAATCGTGATGACTGTTGCGCCAACCTCGAGCTATAACTTGCGACGTTTCGCCGTAATTCCAGTGCGGCGTCAAAATGTGCTCGTGAATGACGTTGCGCAAAGTGAAACCTTCGGTGATGACGCGACTGCCTAGCAAAGCGTTGATGATTTCGCCTCGGGCGTTCTCGGCGCTGTTGAACAGACCGAGCAAGTGCTGTTTTTTGGCTTCGCTGATGCACGACGTCAGAACAATGTACGAACGACGATGACGCGGCGACGACGACCAACCTCGCTGATCCAACAATTTGGCCAACATCAACAGTCCCGAACCTTGAATCAGATCGCTGTACACCATACTCAGTTCACCTTTGGCGCTAGCCTCTTCCAATCGATCGATGACGAAAGCGTACTTGCAACTATAGTCGGCCAATTTGGACAGAGCCACGGCTTTGGCCTGTTTTCCGCATTTGCCCTCGGCGTCGACGTACAGCGACGTTTGGCGCGTGTTGTTGTACACGTTGACGTGCTGAGCGTCCATGCGCCAAGCGCGTTCGTACGCCGCGTTCTGTTCCTCGCGCATCGGTAGACACACCAATTTAAAGTGCGTTAACGGAGCCACCACTTTACCCATGTACACTTTGGGCACGTCGACGTTGACCGATTTGACAAAGGACACGCGTCGTCTCAAATACGATTTCAACAGCTCTCCGTTTTTGACGTGATGCGATTCGTCGAAAAATGTCGTCGTGAACGCGTTGCCCACCGGCATTTGGTGATCCAGAGGTAAAATCAGATTCATGATGCCAGCCAATTCATCGGGTCCGTCTTTCATCGGCGTGCCCGTCAACAAGACGATTTTACGATGCTGCAACACGTGCAGTAGGCGATGAATTTCGTTGTAGATTTTCAAATGAGTGTTGTGCTCGTTGTCGCGAATGTTGTGCGCCTCGTCGATGATGATGATGTGCGAATCGAAACGTTGCATCAACACCTTGTCGGGTAAATCTTTGATCATTTTAGCCAGAATTTCAAACGTGAAAAACGTGTACGTCTGGTGGATTTTTTTGCGCTGGCGACTGCGAAAGAGTTTCTCGTTGAACTCGCCGTCGGCCGAAGTGGCCGGCGCGATTTTGTACTTGTCGTCGGTGCATTTTTCGGCGATTTCGTTGACGAAATTGTTGATCAAACCTTGACCTCGAGCGATGACGATGACGCCACGATACTCGTGCGGATGCAACGTCAACAGTCGTTCGGCGATGCGAATACTCGTGCACGTCTTGCCGGCTCCCATTTCGTGAAAGAGCAACAGTTCATCCGTTTCATTGTAGACGTTGCCGAACCAAGTGGCCAAAAATGATTGATGCTTGTAAATGTCTCGACTCGTTTTCGTCTCTTGAAATTCTTTATAGAAATACACGGATTTCCTGTAGTCGGCTATGAAATTTTCATACTCCATTTTATTACACACATGCTAAATTTTCCAAGGTAAAAAAAACTTGGAAAATACACAACATAAAATACCTTTTTTAAAAAAAACAAAATTTTAACCTTGAACGAAAATAGGTTTCAACCATTGACGGATTTCGGCCTTGACTTCTTCAGACATGGTCGATCGGGTCGTCGTAGTTGGCACGTAGATGGATTCCGTGGCGTTGTTGAACGCTTCCAGTGCTTCGTCGTAGTCGCCGCCAACGTCGACAAATTCGGCACCGCTCGCAGAAATTGCTACTGGTGGTGCTTCGGCGGCTGCTACTTCTGGTACTACTACTTCCGCTGATTGGTGTTGTCGGTGACGATGACGAGGCGTTCGATCGGTCGTCGATTTACGAGCGCACCGCGTTTCGTACCTTTCCTGATACTTCCAAATCTTTTCGCTCGATTCTTGCAACAAAGCCAACGTGGCGTCGTACTTGCTCACCGTTTTTCCAAACAGTTTCAACGTGTTCTCAAACATGCTGCCCAAATCGGCCACTTGGTTTTGCATCAACATTTCGTGATCCAATATTTTAGCCGTAATGAAATTTTCGAAATATTGAACCCATTCGCCGACATCGGTATAGACGCTCTTGACGAGTTTCATGTGGAAAGCGTCCAGTTTTTCTTGAATAATCACTTTGAGCGCATCCTGGTGTCCCAAGTGTTGCGTCGAAACGGCTGCCAGTGCTGCCATTTGATGATTTTGAATATTTCGAGGAATAGCTCCGTGAACAACACCAAACGCAAAGACAACAAGTGCTAGCTGTTGAATCATTTTACGAATCTTGGAGATACGATAATTTTTATCTCTAACCGAGTGAATTTTTTTCTCAATTCGCGCACGGCATCTCAAGCGTGGCTGTAGTGATAATAAAAAACATGCGATTCGTTCGTTTCAAATGCGGAGTGGAAACGGTGCTGCGACGCGACTACAAGACCGTACCACGACCCATCGGCGACGACATGTGCGCCACCCGGTTATTGCTCAATTTAAAGAATTTACTCGTTGTGCGCGGCACGTCACCCGACGACACCATGATCGGTCCTCTAGAGTATTTCGGTCGCGTCGATCCCTACCGCCACCCGTTGACGTCAGTGGATACATTGCCCATAGTGCGACCCGAATGCGTCACGTGCCTCAACGTCCAGTGGCTCAGCGCTTCATTGGGCAACGTTGACGACAGTCTTTTTCCCAATGCCGGAAAGCTCGTGTTGAACAACAGCGATCTAGTCGTACCCGTTACCGACCGGCCGGGAAACTACATCGACTACAATGTGCGTCTCGTCGAATCGTCGCGCGTCACGTACGACACGCAAAACAACCAGAAAACCATGTTTTCGGTTCGCTACCATTTCGCTGAAAACTATTACGACTACGCCATGACCAAAGAGGGAGTCTTTCTCGAACGACATCCCTTCATACAAGCCATGAGTCCCGTTGATAAACATGCCAAAGGTTTCGTCATGGCGGCGCGCATGCGTGATCAACATATTGACATTATCGGCATACGCATCCCGTTGGGTTACACGCTACTCGTCGATTCGCTAGCCATTCACGGCGATAGCACGCTCGTCGGTGACTATCGTATGGAAATGACGGCCGATCACGTGGAAATGAGTAAAGCCGACACCGTCTTTTTGAAAACGGTCCAAGGACGGAACGTCGGCGTCAATAACGTCGACAAAGTAAGCGTTCCACCACCCGTCAAACATACAGTTAAAAATCGTGTATTCAATCCAGTGTGGTAACAAAAAAGTTTCATTTAGTATGTGATGCCTTACCCAGTACACACACACACCAAATGAAACTACAAACACTACAGAAATATATACGACTACACAGACACTATTTATACGTATATTTAATTAAAATGAAACGGGATCTTTAAAAAGACATTTATACATGCGAGACGTGACGTGAAGCATTCTACACTTGTTTCTAGTGTTGCGAGTCATCAGATTCCACGGGCAATCGTCGTCACGGCTCCAATCGTCGGGCATAGGGCAATTGTGACGTCTCAAATAGCGAACGCTGACCAAATCGTCATTGTAGGCGCAAACGCGCATCGTTTCCGCATTCCACGGGCACCCGCGCGAACGCAAGTAGTGCAACACGTCGACGCGACGCGCTTGAGCCGCGCAATACGTCACAAAAGGATCCATCGCACATCCGTGATCGATACAGTACTCTAGACAGTCGATGAATCCGCCATGTGCCGCGGCCGCCATCACGAAATGATTCCATTCGCAACCGCGTTGGTGCAAATATTTCAAACAATCGAGACGACCCGTCGACGCCGCCGCTCGCGCGCACGTCCAATCCCACGGCTGACGCAAACACGCCACGTGACCTAAAAAAGCCGCCGTTTCGCAATCGTCGCAACACACTACCGTCGCCACCACGTCTAACGCCCCTTCCGCAATGGTGTCAATCAAATACGTTGTCGCTATCTGTGTCATCGTCGTTGCTATCGTAACTGATACAAATGATGTTTAAACAATCACGAGGATGCGGAAAATCAATCTCGCATGTACCGCCAATAGGTGTCAGCGATTCAGGAAAATAAAGTCGAGACCACAACGATTCGTCTATCCAATCGACGTAGACTACAACGAGAACCGTGTCCACAGGTAAGCGAATGAATTTCAAACGAAGACAATGTTTTTCGTAGACGCGAGTTTGCGTTCCCACTCGTACCGTACACTTTCCAAACACCACCACGTGATTGTGTTGACGACAATCGACCACACTTCCTCGACTGTCACTCTCGATAAACACGTCCATGATCTAATCTTCTTCTTCTTCGTAGTCGGTCGTCACGTAACTACTGTCGCTATCGCTGCTGCTGCTGCTGCTGCTAATGCTAAACGTCACGTCGTCAAATTCTTCTTCGACGGGAATAAATTTCGAATACGGCCACGGGACGGCCACGCTGTGATCGGCCAAAACAAAAGAACTCAACGTTTGCAGAGAAGGCACGTGGACGTGGTAGTGTTCGCGCCAAACGCTATCGTTGATGTATTTTTTGAAAACGGCCACCAACACCGTGTGACGTTCAATGGGAATGACGGCGCGCGTCTTCACTTGATAATGCTGAATTTCGTAAATCGTGCCAATTCTCACCAGACAAGAACCTTCAATTTGCAAGGGTTTCGTCACGTTTTTCAACACGACGCAATTCGTCGTGTAATATATAGAATTTATAAATACCATTTCTCACAGAGTCTCAATTTGTTCGTCGCAATAAAATAAGTTTTCGAAAAAATTCACCACCAATTGTCGAGTTCGATGACGCAATACAGCGGGAAAAATTGTCTTGATCTTGCCACGTTTCTCTAAATCGAGAGCGCACAACGTTTCCAAAGTTAGAGGATTTTCATACTTCAATTCGATCAGCGGAAATTCTTGACGAAATAATGTTTCAAAATTGCCAGAGGCGTTGTCGTCACTCTCCAAAAAAACAAAGAGGAAAACGATATTGACCAAATCGGCCGTCAATTGACGATAGGCAATTTCACGATCGGCGACTGGCATAGACAATTGACGAACTCGACCTTCACACGTGACATACTTTACCAGGACATCAACGTCGGGTAAAACCAGTTGGTCAACACGTTCGTCAACCATCAGCACCTCGGGAGCAATGATACGGTCACGGCCGTCTCTATTAGTAGTAGTGGTGGTGGTGGTGGCGCTGCTGCTGCTGTCTCCCGTTTTTTTGCCTGAACCCATTTTCTCTTTTTGACTACGAAAACAAGCGGAGCGTACTCAAATCCGACGACGCCACGCTGGCGCCCAAACACGATTGACGGGTCGCCACACGACCCGACGAACGACTACGTCGCCGCGAGGTGGTGGTGGTGGTGGTGGTGGTGACGGCCAAATATCGGGCGCTGGCTGCGGAGAGGCGGCCGCTGGAACGATGGGATCCACGCCCGGTATCGGCCGGCTGACTAGTTTTTTGACACGGCACCCACGACCGATTCCACCCACGACGTGAAAAACGACACGCGCGTATAGTACGACGGCGGACGACACGGGTTGGTGCCGAAAGACACGATGCCCACTTGAGTCGCTCGTCCGTTGAGCATGACGATCAGAGGACCACCGCTGTCGCCGAAACACGTCGTCGTATTCGTTCCCCCTCCGGCGGCAAACTGTTCTTCAGGTTTTATCGGGATGGTGGCCGTCATTTCGCGAACTTCCGCTTCTTGCATGATGGTCGCCGAACTGCCTCTGTCGCCTGTCACCGACCCCCAACCCATGGCCGTGATGACCATCGGTTTCAAATCCATCGTCGCGTTGGCCGGCAAACACACGGGTTTGACGAATTGCGTAAACTCGAACGGACGATCGACTTCCAGTAGAGCGATATCGCCGCGGAAATTGTCGCCTTGATTCCACGTCGGATGATTGACGACGCGTTTAACGGTTCGCGTTTGCCTTTGCGGTTCTTGCACGGCTCGATTGAAAACACCGGCAGCGATTTGAGCTCCGACGGCTATATTGCAGTGAGCCGCCGTCAAGATCCACGACGGAGCAATCACGCTTCCTCCGCAGCCACCGAGTGATGCCATCCAGGGAAATTTACCGGCGAACGAATCCTTGCCGTTGACGACGTACGATTGCACGCCGCTCTGCGTGCCCACGTTGCCGCAACCACCTGTGGGTCTAGGTTGCGGACCCGGACCAGGACTAGGACCCGGACCAGGACTAGGGCCAGGTCGCGGCGGTTTCGCACCTCCCGAAGTCGGTGATCGAGACAAGACTACACCGCCAACCACGCCCAAAATGACAAATACCAAAAATATAATCCAAAAATCTCGTTGTTCCATTACTGTAGCACTCTTTATATTATTGTTGAATACCAGTGGTTTCTTTAATCCATTGTAAATAGTGAGATACCCGAACGAAACCACCCGCACCTTTCGTACAAGGATCCGTCGCGAACGACATGATGCCGACAATGTGCCAATTTTCGCCCTGTTGCAACATGAGCGGTCCACCGCTGTCGCCGAAACAGATACGACCGCCCGTCGGATTGCTGGCGCACAATTGTTGAGCCGGATTGATGTTGAATTCGGTGCACGGTGCCACTTCTTGCAGCAAGACGTCTTGCAGTTTGGTCGCTCGCGTAGCGGGAAACGCTTCGGGACGCGTGTTACCCCAGCCGGCGGCGTATAAATTTTTGCCTTGGGTCACCATATTGGGCGTGGGCAGACAGATGGGTTGCTTGTAGCCGTCGAACACGATGGGCGCCGGCAATTCGATGAGAGCGATATCGTTTTTGAGTGTGGTTTTCTCGTACTGAGGATGAATGACGACGCGTTTGGCTTTGACCAAAATGCGTTGATTCTCGTTTTTAGACGTGTCGAACGCGCCAAACAACAAATCTAAATCGTTAGAATCGGCGTCGGAGATACAATGCGCCGCCGTCAGCACCCACCTGTTGGAAATCAAGGTCGCGCCGCAATTAAACAGATTCACCATCCACGGCCATTTGCCGGCGTAAGCGTCAGTTCCCGCGACGATTTGCGGGTCGAACGTTGTAATCAATCGTCGTCCGCACAATTTCGATGGCGGAACCGGTGGATTTGGACCAGGACCAGGACCCGGACCAGGACCCGGACCTGGACTTGGATTGGGTGGACGAGTGCCGCCACCGGATGTTTGTCGACGCGACACGTAGACGAGAACGCCGACGATCGGCGCCACCACCACGAATAAGACGAGGAAAAAAATGCCTATATTTCTATTGCGACGATCTCTGTCGTCGTCTTCATTACTACCATTTATTTTTAGTTAGAACCTTGAATTATGAGCAGCGTCGCGACGTACATGATAACCGTGACGGTAGCCAAATAGAGAACGTTATTGTCCTGTAGCGCTGGTATCGTTCGTTCGAGCGTTCGACGCGTAAACGGTAGCGATACCAGAGCGAAAACCGTCGCGACGAAAATAGCCGATTTCCACGCGGGCATTTTTTTAGTAGAAGAAGCTTCAACGTAGTCAGCCATTCTTTATTATTTATTGTTCTTTAAATATTCGTCGTATAAATAAACATGTATGCTGCTCAAAATATACAAGAAGATTTGACGATTAAACAGGGTCGTTATTTTTGGCTTTTCGTGGCTCTCGTCAGCGTCTTCCTCATCTACTTCATGGTGGACTGTTTCAACCTCTTTGGTGGTGAAGTTGACGAAGGTGATTGCGGTTGCGATGGCACGCTAGGATCGTCAGTGCTTTTGTCAACCTCCTAATTATAAACAGCATGTATCACGGTGACAGATCTATTCGTTTTTATAATCTCATTTATGATTTGTTTTCTCGAGCGAAACTCAAGAAAGAATTTATCGAACTCTGTTTGACCGAGGAACGTATGGCCAAATTCGGTAACGCCTTCACCAGCGTCAACTACGACAAGGCCAACAATTACGAGTACCACGAACAGATTGGCGATTCGACCGTCAACAAGTTCATCGTGTCCTACATGTACAATCGTTTCCCGCAATTGCGCACCAGCGACGGCGTCAACATTGTCGCTCGACTCAAGATCAAGTACGGTTCCAAAGGTCAGCTCAACATCATTTCGGAGAAGCTCGGATTCTGGAACTACATTTCCACAGAGAATGAAGAAAGAATTAAACGTAAAAAAAATCTACTAGAAGATGTATTCGAAGCCTTTTTTGGCTGTTTCGAAGAGGTCATCAACGAAACCATTTACGAAATTAAAGGTGTATGGTTCAACGGAGCCGGATACGATTTGTGCTACCGATTGTTGTCCTCCATATTCGATGAATTGTCCATTTCTATCAAATATGAAGCACTCGTTGACGGCAAAACGCGACTCAAAGAGTTGTTTGACGAACAGCGCCAGCATTTGCAGCAGTTGCGCTACGAGGACTCGCGTTCGGCCGACAACAACATGTTCGTCAGTCGAGCCTACAACAAGAACCAATTGCTAGGCGTCGGTACGAGTAACAAGAAAAAAGAAGCCCAAGAAAAAGCTGCCGACGAAGCGCTCATCACTCTGGCCAAATTGGGATTCGTCAAAGACGTCCCTCAACAGTACAGAAATTTAACTTAATTTGTGTGTGTGTTTTCAAGATTTCCAATACAACAAAATATTGAAAACAAATTTATACCGTTGTTTGATTGGTCGCCGGCAGCGGCGGCGGCGGACGATAGTGATATGAAATGCGGTCGCATGAAACGGAAACGACCCGCGTTTCACCGCCCATCGTGACGCTGACCTTGTGAGCCGACCCGTTCCAAAAGAGAAACGGATCGATGGGTACCGAAAAATAGGGCTTTTGTCGATTGTGATGACGTTGTAGTAGTTCCAGTAATTCAATAGCCGCCGTTCTTTTGGCTTCCTGTTTACTGCGACCCGTGTGTTCGCGAGTCACCATCTCGTCCACTTGCAACCTACACGTAAACAGGGGTTGATGATGTGTCGACGCTATCGGCGAGATCGCGATGGAAAATGTAGTGTTGACTTGGAACCCATGTTTCATGGCCAAATCGTTCAACTGGATTAACGCATTCTTCGACTGTGACATTTATCGTATTCCTTTTGTCTTCGGGTCGCAGAGTCAATTTTTTTCTGACCTCGTACTTCACCTGTCGTGGTAACGTAAAAGGTATATACATTTATTATAAACACATGTCTTACACCGGATTCAAGAAACAGACAAGCACGCGCGACTCGTACACGACCGACCAAGCGTGTTCTTTCGGTACATGCAGTATCTCGACAGAACAATTGCCATGCAACAAAACGGGCGGCATCGAAGACGAAACCACGTCGTTCGAATCGTGCGTCGGTGGATTCTGCCCTCAACGACGCGTTTGCGTGCCTCCCGATCGTAAAGAATGCGACGTCGGGCTCAATGACGGTCGCGTAGATCCATTGAGCTCTGTCGAATGGCAAGTCAAAGCTCCCAATCTCGTTTGCAAATACGATATCGATGAAATGAATAGCATCAACGTCATTGACAATTACAAACGTTTATTCGGTGACAATGACAATTACAAACTCATGATGGAACGACTGTGCGGCAGCGAAGCGACACTGTGCGCTCTGGATCCTCTAAGCGGTAAACCTTTTGAAAAGTGCAGCAACATCAACAGCACGACGCAGGTGGGAGACGAGTGTCGCCTGTTTTACAACACTCAAACGGCCGACATCAAGGACACGATCGTGCAAAACTATTGCGTCAAACATCCCAACAATCCCGATTGCAAATGCGTCGAACGATCCACCGATCCCAATTATCGCAACGTCAAACCCCATATTCCCTTCAATGACGGGTGCTGGTATCCGGCGTGCGCCACGGCACCCTATTTGAAAACTCAAGACGTCAAAAACGCCACGTGCCCATCTGACGTCTGCCAAATCGTTTTCGACAATTTAAACAATAATAATGTCAACATTTCAGACAATAAGAACGCCATCAATTGCAAATTTGAAGCTCCACCTCAGCCGCCGCCGCCGCCTCGTCCGTCGCCAGGTCCGTCGCCGCTGCCTAGACCGAATCCTCCTCCATCGTCGCCCGTCAACATCACCGCCGTCGTCATCATCGGTATCGCCGTCTTTGTCGTCGTCATCGCTCTAATCGCCGCCGGCGCCGGACAACGACAACGCTAGGCGACACACAACGCTAGGCGACACACAACGCTAGGCGTCGTCTTGACCAATCGAAGCCACGTAGTGTTGTAAACTTTGCGGCAATGATGATGTATCGAGACTATTGGCACGGATACAAATGGCGCTCCGTAACTTTAATTCCAGTGGAAAGGGTTTAAATCGTAAATCCCATTCGAATTTTTTTATCGACATCCAATTGTCCAGATAAACCATTAGTAGAATAACAGTTGGATCAAGGTTGATAGTTACACTGGCTTCAAATGTAAACCCCATATAGGATTTGCCAAAAATGAATCCAGATTTCGTTCTGCCACTGGCGAATCCGACTTTTATGCGACAACTAATAGATTCCCAATAATTGTAAGATGAATACGCAATCCTAATCTTAGGTGTCAGCTCGTGACGTTCCAAGTAAATGACTTCATTGCCAATGTTACACGTTGTACGACGACCGTTGATAACTATAAAAGAGTTCATCATTCGACGCACACACACACACACACGCCGTAACAACTCCTACAGTCAACTGTGGGCGACCAAACGTCAGGCAATCGAGTGTTGTAAACTTTTTTTATTGTGTGAAATACCAATGTCTATTTTTAAGGGAGGGTGAGGTTGGTTCGGGTTGTACAATCAGGTGGGATATACTAAAACTAGTAGACATTGGTATTTTTTTTGTATTTATTTCTTGACACCATTGTATTGAGGTTTATCTTTCTGGTAGGCTATTTTGAAGACGCGAGCTGGATAGTCGTACGCGTTGATGATGCGCGTCACGTCGGCCAACGTGATTCGTTTGTGAACCGGGTGGTGACGTTTCGTTTCCACGTAGTATTGCTGAATTTTCAACAAGAGACCGTGCCGCTCCTGGCTGACGTGCACGTAGTTTTTCATGATGTATCGATTCTTGTAGGCCAGCAGCAATTCGGCCGCGATGACGGGAATTCGCAATTCGAACCAATCGGCGATCGGGGCGCTGTCGGGATACAATTCCAAATACTTGCGTCGTTTATCGGCATCGCGACGAGCGATGCAATAGCAAAAGGCTCGACACGAAATGTTGTTGCGCACGCTGGCATAGTCGGCGTAGGCGGAATTCAAAACGCGATACTGGACGCGGTAGTCGTCGGAAAACAAGAGTACGCCTTGTTTTTCGAACGGATTGATGGCACTCACGGCTCGCACGAGATCGACGACCGTATCAAAACGAATCGTTTCGTTGATGGGAATGAATCCAATGGCTTCGTGGACTTTGAGCCGCTGATCGCGCTCGTCCGTCACCAACACCAAATAGATGCTCTCTTTTTGCAATTCGGGTCGAACGACGATACGATTATCGGCGTTGTTGATCAAGATGAAATGGTAGCGACGCGTCGTTTGCAATTGGTCGAGAAAGTCTTCGTACGATGAGAAACCGTAATCTTTCTGCAAAGCTTCGACAAACAGGTGACCGAACGACGTTTTGCTGGCCCAACGCGATTTGAAAGCGTTCAGTTTGCGATGCGTCGTCATGAGCCATTTGCCGTCGACGTACAGAAATTTTACGATCGTTCCCTCGTACGACCACGAAATCTTAAAGTCGGCCAGATTGATTTTGTCCAGACGCGTCACATTGTCGCATGTCATTTCTTCCGTGAAAGGAAATCCTCGATAGATCAATTGACGTCCCTTGAAAATGTAGCCGCGAATGAGACACTCGAATTCCGATTGAGGAGAAGAAGAACAATACACTTGATACGTGCCATCGTCGTCCGTCATGGCAATTTGATGACGCTTGATTTCATCCAAAAGAGCACCATCGTCTGCTTCAGCGTTGGTAGCGGTGGACACTACGGTAGCGGCAACGGGTGCCGACAAACACAATTCACTCAACTTCATAAGATACTCCATAATGTTTGCGAGTTTTACGTTGGCAAGAACGCTTCTTTAAACCTAATTTTGTTTAAAATAGAAACTCAATTTTTTAACTTCCATAATAAAACCATGAATAGTAGTGATATTGTAACTCTGATTCGATCCGATTGGGATATAGCGCAACTCGATCGCTACGATGCCCAATCCCTAATGTACAACGTCAGCCAGGAACAGTCGATGCGACTGGCTCCGACGCCGACCATGCCGCCCAAACCCGTCACCTACAAGGACGAAATCGTGCATATGGTTCTACCGCCCACTCAAAACTTTTCACTCCAATAAAGATGAACTACATATTTTTGGCTCTATCGACCACAGTCGTCTTGCTATTTTCATTCGTGTTCTACAAAACGCGCGACTCGCCGACCAGCGTTTCCCCAGCCGTGTCGTCGCCGACCTCCAGTATCTACGTCGTCAGCAACAGAAAGCCCCAATCTCAATCGGCAGTGCCGGCAGACCAGTCCATCTGTTTGGGCGGCTGTTCGTGGATGGACGGCTACGCGGCCGGTCCGCAACCCGTTGTCGATCCCTACGGTGTGGAGGAAAACGGCAGCACGTTGCCGCACGACATGCAATCGCTCGACACGATGAACACCATGCCTTTCGACTACAACGGTATGGCTCAACCGCAATCGGCGTTCGTTCAACCGGCGGAAATCACACCGACCCCCGATCCCGTTGTCGATCTTATACCTCAAGAAATTATTTACTAAAACAAACAAACGCGCGGCACTCCGAGAGATGAAAATCAAAAACGTCGATCACGTCGCTCTGCTCAGCCGTTGCACCACTCGCAGCCAACAAGTTTACGTCGAAAAGTACATCTTGTCGTCGTCGGCGTCGTTACCGAAAAATGTTCATCAAACTATCGATTCATTGCGTCAGGAAAACGAAGACATTCGCGACACGAATCGATCGTGCGTCAAGCAATACATTCTCGAACGCTTCGTCATGAAGTGTCCCTACGACAAGAAACAATTTTACCTCATCATCAATAATGCCATCATTTTCAAACTGATTCAAATCAAAGACTTGCAGCAGATGGTGCAAGTTTTAGATAGCGATAGTAGCGTATCGTGTGATGAGATGCTAAAGGGACATCAAGCCATGTCGAAAATAATTCTTGAACTCTCCAAATCACGTCCCACTCGTGACGCAGAGCCAAATAACCCAAAGTAAAGTAGATGGCGTTTTTTGAGGCGTAGTCGGGCATGCCTTTGAAACGTTCGATAATGTACGGTATGTCGTCGTAGCTGATGAGATCCACGCGTTCGGCTTCGAAATCCAAAACTTTTTTCAAAATCTGATTGAGTGTCTGTAGACTGGCGTTGAGATAGATTTCCGTCGTCAAACTTTGGTAGTTGACGTCGTCGGTCGTGCAAAATTTACTGTAATCGCACATTTATTCACACACGCACACAGTCTTATTTTACATATCCTAAAAAAGATATATAAAATTATTATTTCAAATTTAATCCCGATTGAATGTAGCCGATGATGGCTTTTTTGTAGTCGGCGGTGACATCCAATCGGAACCAGGCAATGACTCGCGTCAATTGTTCCAGAGTGAGACGCGACAGGTAGGCGTCGGTGATTTGACGACGCGAAACGAAATATTTTTTCAAAAAAAGTTGGTCGCCGAACGCTTCGGCCGACGACGGGTACGACATAAAATAATCGATATAATTCATTTTCATGGCTTTCGGAAGGAAATCTATTTCTCGCCAACCGTGATACATGGCGATCTCTTTGAGAAACGTCAACGGTTTTCGCATCCACCACGAACGAGAAAAACTGCTAAACGAAAGCGACGAGTCGCTCTCCAGCAGATGAACAAACGCGTCCACGTCTTCGTTCATGGCTTCCAATTTTCGAGGCAACGATTCATCGTACAACCCACGACAACACGACGTCTTGTCGACGCATCGCCAATAGTATCTGCCGTGAGAATTGGCCACGCTATCATAGCGTCGACCGTCGTAGCCGACCATGATTTGGTTCCTGAAATCGGAAGCCAGCAAAGGCGGTTGATGGCGAGTCATGACGTAATCTTCCATTGTGTAATTACCCGTTAAAACGCAGACACGTGACACGAAAACAATTTCAAGAGAACCATTCATCATACAAACTATCATAAACTAGATTAATTAATTTCAACATGTCTAAAATACATTTTGAAATTAAAAGTTTTTTTAAAGTGTATAATCGTGATCGATAGTTTCGGTGGTCGTCGTAGTGCTTTCGGTCGTACTATCTTCAGGAGTACTCTCTGTCGTCGACGTAGTAGTACTGCTAGTCGTGGGAGGTTCAACAGTCGTCGTTGTTGTAGGCGTAGTGGTTGTAGACGTCGTTGTTGTAGGCGTAGTGGTTGTAGACGTAGTAGTGGTTGCAGGCGTAGTGGTTGTAGACGTAGTGGGACGCCTGTGCGTGGTTGGTTCGGGAGCTTCCGGGGGGAACGGTTGCAGGCTAATGTGAACGAAACCTTTGCGCGTCAAATTGAGCACTTGCGTAAACCATTCGGGAACGTCGTCGTTGCTGGTCTTGTTGCGATGCTGCTGATGATGATGATGCTGTTTCAATTTACTCACGTCGCGTACCAACTGAGCGGTCGCGTCGTCCATCGTCACCGTCACGTAGACGTAGTATCCCAAAAGACTCAACACCATCAACAAACAGAGCACTTTGGTAGCCGTTAGAAAGAGCGCGTAGCGACGCGACGCTCGAGACTCTGGCGGAGCATGCTTTTTAGTCGTCAACGGCTTGTAAACTTCTTCGTGTCCGGATTCGATATCCATATTTTTCTCTGTTTATTTACTAGGTAATTGTATCCAATTTAGCTAGCAATTTTTTTCCGCTTATTCGGGAATAATAGTGCGACGCACGTACGTCACCACTTGATCTTTACCCGTGTAGGCGTCCGTCATGCGCGTGTAGCCTCCCTTGACCAATCGTTCGGGTGCCACCTGGCTGGGTGTACCGTAGCCACCGAAAACGGGAACAATGTAAACATCTTTGGCGTCCATATTTCTTTTTATTCTATACTTTATCATAATTCTATAAACCACAATAATTCGATTCGAACGGTACTCGTGGATCGTAGTAGCCCAACGTCTCAGCGCGTTTTAAAAGCGCCGCGTTGATGGCGTTAAATTTCTCCGTGTGATGCAATTCGTCGCAAATGACGTGCGCCACCTCGTGACACAGGACGTACATTAAACTGTTCCACGAATAGAATTCATTGGGGTTTTTACGTAAACAGACGACGATACGTTTCTTATTCTCCGTGTACGATCGACTACCCTCCTCCATGGTAAACTCGTTGTACACGTCGCGACCGTTCAACATGGCCGTCAAGTAGTCACCACCACCACCACCACTACTAGTACTACTTAAAATGTCGCGCATGGCTTCACTCAATCGATGCAACAACGAGACGGCCGAAGGTGAATTGATGACGTACGACTCGCGAACGCGTCGTCGCTGCTTAGCAATAATGACTACAACTAGACCAATCGTTAGAAATAACAAGACGAGAAAAAGGACTTGTGGTCTTCTCATTTATTGAACCCATTGATGTTGACACATACTACATTTAGCAAAAACGGTCATCGGTTCGTCGCCACTGCGCGTCTGACGACTGTAGGCCGTGATTTTTTTCGATTTACACTTGTGACAAATGAGAACACCTTCTTCGACATCGTGAGGCGACACGATATACTTTTCGAATTCTTGTTCCTTTTTCTTGTACTCGTCGAAAACGGGGAGATTCCAAACGTCGTCGTCCGTCACGGGCACACCGAAAATCATTTCGTACAAGACGCGTTTATTGGGAGCCGAGCAACCGTAGTGACGATTCAATTGCTCGAGCGAAAAACTCGCATCAAAGGCAGCCATCCGCGTTGCTTTTTCTTGCCGACAAAACGAGACACGGCCTCTTCGAACGTCAACGACAGTTCCACACACTCGTACAGATCCACGTCGTCAAGAGTCAAATCGTTGAGCTCAACTCGATTGACGACCGCGTCCACGCCCGCGTCCCAAAAACTCACAAAATCGAAAAGCGTCGGAAAGAGTTTCTCGATTTTTTCGCGAACGCGTCCCTGCTCCGCTTCCAAATCTGTCCACTGGTGATTGATGACATCGGCCAGACTGCCCACGATTTTTATGATGTTCTTGTAGTGCAACGTCGTCCACTCGCGACACACGAATCGATGGAAATCGCCGCGAGACATTCGCGACCAATGCCAATTGGTGTAGCGCGATTCGTAGAGCGCGTTCAACAGCTCGTCGCGCGTCTGTTTGACGTACACTTGACCGTCGACCGTTTTCGAAAAGGGACACCACGTCGAATTGTACACCCAATGCGTGATGGTGGCATTGTCGACACAAAAAGGCCAATAGGCGGCATCGGCTTTGGCGAACAAGAGTTTGAAATAGTGACGCACATCGCATTCGTCGTGCACTTGGAAAACGAAAAAACGATCGGCGTAGCGACGATTGCGAATCACTTGACAAATGTTTTCCACCGATAAATTGGGCAATCCGACGTGAGGGGCGTGAAGCCATTTGCGGTACTGACACAGCGAGTAGAGCAATTTACCGGGCACCAGCAACAATTGTTCGCGATTACTCAGCGACACGTGCGTCAATTGCAAGTTGGGATTGTTCATGATGACGCGTACTTCTTTCAATTGTTGTTCCATCTTGTACCATTCGTGCTCGGCGACGGTGGTGACGAGTTGATGAGGGGTCGGCAAAAGTTGCGCCGTTCGCAAACGTTCCATTTCGTTGAATTCGAAGCGAACGCGAGTGCACGCGTGCTTCTTGATGTCTTTGATCGAGTGGCCGACATAGTCGCACAATTTGCAACAGAAAAGAATCGATCGAGCCGTGCGACAGGGGGCGCGACGAAAATGTTTCTTAAACTCCCCGTCGTTGGCGCTACTAAACATACAGAAATCGCAAAACATGTTTCCACTTTTTAAGGTTATCTGCCGTACTTTTGGCCTCGGTTATTTTTCATATTTTTAATCGTCAAAGTGACGAGGAGAACGAGAACACCGCCGAGAGCGAAATAGAGCACCTTTTCCGACGTGGCGGCCCGCGTCGCGCATTTGACGCAATCCGCTTGGCTCTTGACCACATTCGAAGGAGCGTACATGGTGGGGGGTGTAGCGATTGTTGCCGCCGCTGGCATTATTCGCTGCTGCTGTTGCTGGAGCACGCGTTCCAACAAACGTTCCAAACGGTCCAGCCTATCTGCCGTGTTGTCGTTGTGCAAAATTTTGTAAATTGGAGTCTTATTCATTTTTATCTTTAAAAAATTCACTCCAAGAAAAATAATATATTTATCACACACGATATAAATAAATTATGGGCCATTTCCATCACTACAATTTCGATATTGGTAATGGAAATTGTCAGAGAACCGAGCTGTGCGACACGCTCGTCATCGGCGGCGGAGGATTCAAGGGCGTCCAGTATTTGGGCGGCTTGCACTACTTGAAAGAGCACGGCCATTTGGAACGCATCACGACGTATTGCGGTACGAGCGTCGGTAGCATCATTTGTTTGCTGTTCCTGTGCGGTCACACGCCGTCGCAACAGTACGATCTGTTGCCGTTGAAAAAGATTTTCCAGTTTAGCACGCGGCCGCCGTACGTGCACAGTCTACTGCCCACCGTTATGCCCACCTATCTCGATGTTCAAGTCACGTTCGAGCAACTATTCAAAAAAACTGGCAAGTTTTTTTTTGTCATTGCCTTCAACGTGACGATGCGGCGACAAGAGATTTTCAGCGTCATCACTACACCCGACTATAGCGTCATTAACGCCGTTCTCTTCAGTTGCGCCATCCCGTTGGGAACGTTGCCGCGCTGCGTCGAAACCCAGCACGTCTACATGGATGGAGGCATCGTCAACAATTTGGCCGTCGATGTGGCTCAAGATTTTGATTTCAGCGAACGAATCATGGCTCTATGTTTTCGACCGCGAACGTTACCGTTGCCGACGACACTTCCGCCACCGGCACCGGGTCTCAAAGAATTGGTCGACATTGTCTTTAGTGTACCGAGTCGTTTGCTCGACAAGTCGCGTCTCGAAGCGTGCTCGAAAATTCATCGTCTCTACGAATTCGAAGCCGACGGAGGCGGAGTGGAATCCATCATTTCGTTGGATCATGAGACGAAAATAAAACTTTTTCAACAAGGATATGATTTGATTAAAACCACGTTATAATAAAATATGGATTACGCTTGCCTAGGATTTTTCATCGCTGCTATGGCTGCAGGAATCGGCCTTTACTATTTTCTCGTTCGACGCTAAAGACGCGCTCAGTCGTTCGCAAAATATTTCACAACATGTGGATGTTAATAATAAATGATTCAAGTTATATTGACACTTTTAATTGCTGTCGGATTGTGCGCCGCGTGGACGAAAAGAAAATCGCCGTCCCTCATTGAAACATTCATGCCGCCCTTGTCGTATCGATTCGAAGAGCCTCCTCCTCGAGCCATGACGACCACGCTCGATTACAACACCACTAGACAACCGGCGGCATCGATGGTGCCTCAACCGGCAAGAATGATGAGCAGCGACATGCTGGTGCGTCCGCGTCGCGCTGAAGCTAGCGATATGTTGGCACCGCCCACCACCAATTTCACCTTGAATTACACTGTGCCTCCCAATCAGACGAGTAACGTGGCACCGCGCGTCGCCGACGTTCCCTACACTTCGGCTCTGCAAGGACCCGTACCCGACACGCAATACTTGGCCGTGGATCCCATGAACCCGTTGGGTTTGAGCCATAGCGGTCAATTGCAGCCAGTCATTTACCCGCGCGCCGTCTACGCCAACAAGATGAGCCGACTCTTTTCTCTCGGTGATCCCATTCGAGGCGATTTGCCTATCGCTCCTCTATCGGGCGACAATTGGTTCAAACCGGCCGTCACGCCGCACATTGATTTGCGCGAAGGAGCCATGACGGTGATGGGCGGTCGACACAACGACACCACCAACGAATTGGGTTTGCTCAAATACCAGTCCACGTACGGTGGACACAACATCAACGCGGGAGCCGAATTTTCACCCGACAACGAAATGGTCATGCAAACGAGCGGCATGATTCCACTCTACAGAGAAATGGTCAACAATGTTGGCGACGTCACTATCGCCACGCGATATTAAACACACACACGCACACACGCACACGCATATACAAAATTCAAAATAACACACATCTTATTTTGAATTTTTTTACGGGTCGGCACGTCGTCGGATCCAGCCGTTGACGGTGAAACGACCGTTTTCGAACGTGTTGGCACCCGTCACGGTGACGGGCAACACTTGATGCATGCGCGACGAATCGAAAACGACGAGACGGTTTCGAAGCGGTTTCACAATAGTGCCATCGTCGATAAAGACCAATTCTCCACCGGTGAACTGATTGGTGTGAAAATAGTAGACGTAGGTGAGTTCGCGTAATTCGCACGGTGTACAATTGTCCGTGTGTTCCAAATAGAAATCACCGTGACCGCTGCGAGTCACTTGACACTCGAAAGCCGAGTCGTCCAAGATGAAATCGGGATGCCATAAATGACGGCACATTTCGGGCAGTAAAGAGATCACTTTATGGTGAAACAGTTGTCGAATAAAAGCCGGTGTCACATTCATCATGGTCGATCGACGATAGTCGACCGCGTTGGTCACAGTGCCCGTTGGAAAGAAATTCTCCTTTTCGTCCGAAACGGCCGCCAACAAATTCAACACGTCGATTTCGTCCAACAAATCGTCGATAATGTAGACGCTGCTGCTGCTGTTTGTCGTCATGGCGGCCTAGTTTTTTTTACAATAATCTACCTTTAATAGAGATAAAATGTTAAATTCTCAAAAAATGTTATTGGTCTTTGGTGGGTTTCTACTCTTTGTAGTGGTGCTTATCTTGTTGAATTCGTCGTCTTCGGGACCGCGACGACCAGCTGAACCTTCTCTACCGGCTCCTGATGGATGGGAAGGTCAAGTGGCGAGAATCACCAACGCCGAAAGATCGAGTCGCGGTCTAGCTCAACTGGTGTTTGACTCCAAATTGGCCGACATTAGCCGCGCGCACAGCGCCGACATGAACAGTCGACGATTTTTCGATCATAACAATCCCAGCGGCGAAACTCCGGGAGATAGGGCTCGTAAAGCCGGCTACCCGTGGGGAGCCATAGGAGAGAATATCGCCGCAGGCTACGGGACACCCGAAGCCGTCATGCGAGGATGGATGAATTCACCGGGTCACCGTAGCAATATTTTGGGCACGTCGTACAAACGAATCGGTGTCGGCGCCGTGCGTAAAAGCGACGGAACACCGATATGGACGCAAATGTTTAGCGATTAGTAGTAGGCAACTCTTTGAGTGCTTGATTCATTTGATACTCTGGATCGTCCCACAACGGATTGAATCGTTCGTTGTTCCATTGGTGCAGGTCGAAAGAACCGAAACGCCACGAACCGTCGACCACGTCGGCTTTACAATAGTAGACGCACTGTTTCCAATCGTTGGACTGGAGAGCGTTGTTCAAAAAGAGACATTGATGGTCGCCCGTGTAGTGGAGCATGAGTTGTTTGAACAAGTCAAACGACGGCACGATGGCGGCGTAGTTGACGTACATGAGCTTGAGCGATTCCAAGTTGGTTTCGCGAAAGAGAAAGACGCCGTCGACGGCCGTGCGCACGTTCAACGGCATGTCCAACGCGAATTGCATGCATATAATGTAAAACATTCTAAAATGACTTCCGTTTTTAAACAAAGTTTTCTGAATTTTCTGTCTAAAAACGCTAGGCTGATCTGCACAATCGTCTAAAATGACGGCCAACCACTTGTCTTCGTCGGCCAATTCCTTGTTGCTAATAACCTTGGATTGACGTGTCAAAGCGTCGGCTAGCACTTGATCGTCGTACTCTTCGTAGACGAAAAGTGGCGGGAAAAATTCCCTATAAAATTCATTGGCACCTTCACTGCCGGACATGGCAATGCCCGTTTTAATGATATCGCTTTTGGCTTTCAGAATCGATTTGAGCAACGTCGATTTACCCGAACCGGGTTTGCCGACAATGATAATTTTCGAACCTCTAGCTTTTCGATCTTTATACGTGTATTGGTTGGGCAAAATACAATCATAATTGGGCAATTTTTCCAACTTTATCACGTCAGACATATTTTATTGTTATATACTTTCAATATTTAAAATGTGAAAAATATTGAAAGTTTACCAACTACTACCAACTACTGTTTTTCTACCATCACTACTACATGTGACTACCAACACAAAGAAAATTAAAAGTCGACTTCTTCTTCGTAGATAATGTTCTCGCCGCCGCCGAAATTCGAGTCGACCACGGTTGGAGTGGGAGAAGGTTCCAGTGACGACAAACTTTTGACGGCCTTTTTCCACCAATTCTTTCCGGCTTGGAAAACTTCCATGTGCTCATCGTTGGCTTCAATCATGACGCTGGGTTTGAAATCGGTAGTGATGCACGCCATCGACGAATTGGGTGGCGTGCCGACGGCTTGCGACTGGAAAATGGGAGCGTAAACAAACAAGCTGGAAAAGTAGAGCTGTTTGTTGTCCGTAGTGTCGTCCAATTTACCGCCAAAAGGCAAGTTCTCCTGGGCCATCATGGTGACAACAAATTTCTCATACATTTTATCAAAGTTATACATAAAATGTCCCATAGCACTCAATTGAATGGGACGAGTGTGCATCGGCTCATTTTTTTCATCGACAAACAAAACTAAATGACGTCTCATACATCTCAAATAAGATACCGGTTTGTGCAGAGGAGCATTCCACAAGCCATCAACATAACCAGTGTTAAGATTTTTACAAAGTAACGGTGACGAACGTAAAATGAGAAGGCGTGGAGCATCCAAAAGAATACCTGGCTTTTCTTCAAAGCCTTTGGTAATGGGGTCGAGTTTTCGAGTTACAAGTTTATGAGGTTTTCCAACAGCCATCAGTTCAGGTTTCCATCCAGAAGACTTCAAATTGTCTTCGCCAATAAAAAGTCCGGCCGGCTTGTTGATGGACTTACACGATGGGATGGTGGTCGATTTGGCATCGGTCAAACCGGCTTTCTCGGCAAATTTATTGGCTAGGGCTGCTTTGCTGTTCATCTTCGAAAGTTAAAAACAAAATCTTCTGTAATTCTGTCCAGGAAATCAAATCGTTTTCACGCAACTTCAGCTCGTCCGCCAACTCAATGGTTGAACCAGACTCGAGTAAGCCGATTATATACTGTTGCATGTAGGCGCGGTTTTGAATGCACTCGAGTTCCAAGTACTTTTCCAATTTCTTGGCATCGTTGCACATGGAGGCGGTACATTGGAGAATGCTACACAACGCCTCGTCGCATTGGAACAAGGTTTTGCGTTCGTGGGTTTGAAGTTGCTTTTCCTTGACGTAGCGGCTGATGAGACTGGTGAGAACGGAACGAGAACACGCCCCGTTGTCGTTGTCGTCGCCAGACACTTGCTTGATGAAAGCGCGCGTGGCGGCCGTGACGGGTCGACTCTTACCCAATCCCGTGTTGGCATTGTTGCGCGTCTTTTTCACCGTTTCGAGCGTTTTCAACATGGACGCAAAGAGCTTGCTAAACTCTTCCAAATCGTGAGCAAACTCTGGCTCCATCTGATAGGTGTTGATGAGCCGTTCCAGTGTCTCTTTGCACGACTTGATGCTCTCGTTGCGCGTCTGCTTCTTTTGACGCACGTGCAACTTTCCTTGACGAACCATCTTTTCTTGAGAAACCATCTTTTCAGTCATTTTTATTGTGGTAATACGTTCTTTTAGCTCGACGTTCAATATATCTGTAAAATTTACAGGTAATCGTGGTGAATCAAATTTATTTGGCTCCTAAAAAGAATCAACCGAGACACATAAACACACATATACGATGAAAAAACTATCCAAACAAGGAAACTACGGCACCGTCTACGAGGGAAAATATAAAAAAAAGAAAGCCATTTACAAGACCAATAGCTTACCGGACGTGAATTTGCAACACGAACGCGACGTTATGCTCGTCTTGAACAGCGACCAGAGAATGAAATCTTTTTTCCCTCGACTGCTGGACTATAAGGAAACGGCGAAATCGCAGTGTATTGTCATGGAGTTTATCGAACACGAATTCACTCTGTACGACGCTATGGACGAGCTGAACACGAGCGAAAAAGAGCTCATTTATTTGCATCTCTATTGCATGCTCAAAGTGGCCAGAGAAATCTGCGATTTCACCCATTACGACTTGCATTTCGACAACATTCTTATGGTGAAAGCGTCGCAAAGTAAACACGTGTACACGTTCAACGACGGCACGCGTACCATATTGCCGTACGATGACTATCGTCCCATCATGATCGATTTCGGGTTCAGCTACTGTCGGGGCGTGACAGGTTTACGCGCGCCCATGACTCAAACGCATCACTACATGAATCCTATGGTCTTTTGTCCCATCCACGACATTTACATTCTGCAAAAGAATTTTCAGCATTGGGGCGTGGAATTTGAAGTCGGGTTGCGACACGCTCGACGCCATCGACAATTCAAACGCAGTCTTTTTGATTTGCTAGCGCGAGTGACTCAATGCGCCGACTACCCACGCGACGAAGATGAAACTCCGCCCACAACGGAAGGAGGAGCTTCGGGTTACAATTCCGATTGTAGCAGCAGCGGTAGCAGCAGCTGTAGCGATAATGAACGACAATGGCGAGATGTGGGTCGCTGGAAAAGCGTCCGGACGTTGCGCGAAAACCAATTGTTTACGCACTTGTTTCACCTCGACGACTCTATCGTCCCCATCGAAGCGTGTCACGCGACATTGGAATCAAAAGACTTACAGGGGGTACTCATGTATTGGATAAAAACATATCAAGAATGGTACAAGGAAACGGCAACATTTACAGAAGCGTACACGAGTCGTTATTTGGAGTCGACATTGAAATGGTTGAGAGAATTCGCGTGACGACATGTGACCTTTGACGTTGTCGCTGTCGTTTTCTACGTCGATCACGTGCACGTCGATTGTCCAGATTACGTGACGGAAGCGCTATACGAGCGACTGAGGGCCGTCGCCGCCGTTGCTGCTGCTGCTAGTCAAAACGCCGTAAACGCGCCACATAATGTGCTGACAGACGCACGTGTCGGGTCCTCGCGTCTCTGACGCCCAACTGCAATCGGGTAAATGGAAAGCGTCGCCGACGGGAATCATCATGAAAAACATTTTCAACACATCGCTTTTGCGAGATAGCCATTCAATGTGCTTCTCCATTTTTATCTACATCAAACAATTATTTAACAACTGTTATAAGCATTTGCGTAGGTAGAATAGCAAAATTTACGTCCGCTACAGTTTTCGATGCTGGGCGCGTTGTCGGCGGCGGCGGCAGCTGCTCCCGGTCTGTTGTAGAGATCTTGTTGGTGCTGCTGCAGAGGAGGTTGACGGTACGGAGTGTTGTAGTACGATTGCTGAAGTTTAGCCGGTGCCGTCGCCGCAGTCGGTTGATAATGCTGCTGCTGCTGCTGATACTGTTGCGGCGTTGCCTGTTGATAGGCGTACGGCTGCTGCTGATAAGCGGAGGCGGCAACCGGCTGCTCTACTGGATACCCAGCGGCGGCGGCGGGTGGTGGCGCGTACGACGGAGGCGGAGCGTAAGCTGGAACCGCGACCGAACCTTCGATCGCGGACGCGATGAACTGAGCGAAATCGTGTTCGTTGTACTGACCCTTGAAACGAGCGATGGGCATTTGTTTGCGATAGAAAATAACGATGGGTACGTGTTGAATGGAAGCGTCGCTGCCATCCTGATAGACGCTACCTTCGGCTTTCGAGACGACCGACTTGTTCTCGCTCAAATTGACGGTGAAAAATTGCACTTTGCCTATATAGCGAGGCATGACACGATCAATGACCTCTCGCATTTCCACGCAATACTTGCAGTCGCTACCCGTCAGAAAGACGACGGCCAACTCGGACGGCACCTGTAAAGCCAGATATTTTTTGAACTCTACGACAAGAGTCTCGAAAGCATTCGATTGAAGTGTTTGCATCATTTTTCTTTATTCGAATCAAAGATTTATATTAAGAAATAGTTCCAATATTCCATGAAAAATATTGGAACTTATAGAAATTGCATCAACGAAGCAATGCGTTCGAGCCAGTAGGCATTCACTTGCGATCGCGTCGCCAAACACACGCGCAATTTGAAGGGTGTTAGGTTACGAAAAAATTCGTAGCCACGACAAATGCAATAGTGAACCGTATTGAGAAAATGGTCGTCCATGACGTCACGACCTGTTTGTTTCGAAACCTGACGAATTTTGTCGCAATAGAACCGCGTCAACTGTTGCGACACTTCGACCGGAAGACTCTTGATGTCGTACACTTGGACAAATGCCAGCAACGACCACATGTCCTCATCGCGAGCGTCCAGATTGAAATCAAACTTTTCTAAATCATTCATCGTGTGTACACACAAACTACATTAAAATTTGTGAGCAATTTTAAAATCAATTGATATTAATAAATAATAATGGTCAAATCTAGAAAAGGAAAAGGATACTATAAGAGATGTTATTGGTTTAAAAGAGGGTCCAATAAACGTGTCACTACCAAAAGAAGGACGAGACGAAGGTACACTCGTCGTCGTCCGTACCCCAAGACGACCTATTTTGGACCGAGAAATTACGATCCCTCCCTAGATCTCGCGGAAGACGCACCGTCAGTATTTCTGACACCGTCAATAGAGGCTGAGCTGCCACCGCCACCGGATTTCCTGTTGGGACCGGCGGCAGCCAAGGCTCGTCGCAAATCTCGCAAGTCCAAACGTCGCTCCAAGCGACGTTCAAAAAGAAAGTCGCGCAAATCTAGTAAACGTCGCAAGACCAGCAAACGTCGCCGCCGTTATTAATTTTATTTAAATAAAATGGTAGCTCGTACTAGAAAGAGAAAAGTTTGCTTTAGGGCCAATGGAAAACGAAAGTGTTTCATGGCCAGAGTGACAAAGAAATCGCGTAGAAAGTCTCGTCGAACTAAACGCCGAAAGTCTAAACGTCGCGCTTCGGCCACGACCATGAGACGTACCATGCGTCGGTCGAGTCGTCGCCATCGTAGAGCCAGTTTTGCGCCGCAAATGAACGTCATGTACGACTACGTTTAATAACCTCCAATAAATGAACGCAAACAGATCATCGTTTAGATCGACGACCGATTGGGGACCTTCTTTTTGGTTCTTTTTACACACGAGCAGTCTGGCCTATCCGGCGACACCATCGTCGCCTCACGTAAAAGCGGCCATTGACTTTCTCATCTTGTTGCCCAATTTGTTACCCTGTCCCTATTGTCAGCAACACGCTCGAGACTACGTGTCGAAATCCAATTTATTGCAAGCGACCATGTCGCGTCAATCGCTTTTCGAGTTTTACGTCCATTTTCACAACGCCGTCAATCAACGCCTTCACAAACCGCTCGTCGGTTTAATGCAAGCCAGAAACATGTATTCGACGCGCGTGGCGGGATGGGGACCGCCATTCTGGTTCTTTTTACACATGACGGCGTTGACGTATCGAGATCAACCCACGTTTGCAGATCAGACGCGCATGCGTCAATTTCTCGAAACGTTTCACATCTGGTTGCCGACGACGGCAGCCCAACATTTGGCCTACACCTACACGAGTGAAATGGGAGGAGAAGCGTTGACATGGGCGTGTCTGAACAAAGCCAATTTGTTTTACTTTTGGTTCACGTTTCACAACCACGTCAATCGTCGACTGGGCAAAGAAGAACAGACGCTGCAACGCGTCAAAGAATTGTACAAGACAAATTAATTTTTCAAAAAATGTTGTGTAATTCAAGATGATAAAGAATTGGTCAAGAACAATAGAAAAATGTCGGATGAAATCGCGGCGGTACCCGAAGACGACTTGCTCGTCAGCAGCGAAGAAGAGTTGGATGACTATTTCGATTACGATGGAGACGCGGCCATTGTCGAATATCGCAGCAGCAGCGGTGGCGATGACGACGATGACGATCCAGACGAGATGACAACCAAAAAAAGACGATATATATTTCCGAAACCTATCCACTATAATTTGTTCGAGTCGACGGACGATATCGATAAAATGTTCAACAATCACGTCCAAGTGTACACGATACCTCAGCGATGGAACACGAGGCATCCGACGGTGCCGTCACGCGTCGTCAACGTGAAACTCTGTCGACTCTATTTGCTAAAGAAACCGTGCGTCTACAATAATCTGTGTAAATTCGCGCATCATTTTACCAATATTACCCGATGTAAATACGATTTTTGCAAGAAAACTAAACTGATCGGTCCCGGGGTGTTTGTCAACGAAAGTCACAACATGTGCCGACTGAGGCATCACACGGAATCGCTCAATTCTTTCATCTATAGAACCAAACAGACGACCGTCTTTGATCTTCGATTGACTATTTTTAGCGAATTTGTCGACGAATTCAGGAAGCATTTCGTCTTTCCCATGAAATGTAAATCGTTGCACGTGACGATCGTTTCGCGAGACGTCGAAGCCGCCGCCGCTACGGGTTAGTAGTGGTGGTGGTTAAATCTCGAACGCGTTCGTTGGCATTGATGATGCGCCCTCCGTGTTCGAGATATTCTTTTTTGCGAGACAAGTAGTGCAAATTCATGATGGCGTGCTGGTCGACCACGTCGACGACGACGGGCACGTTTTTCGTTCGCATGACTCTGCCCAGAAATTGGATATAGTATTGAACCATGTCGGCAGCGACGAGTAGGGAATCCAATTTGGGAAAATCGAAACCCGTCCCGATTTTGCCAACGGTGCCGATCAAAATGTCGCACTGTTTGTCGTACGTGTGCACGTTGCCCGTGAGGAGGCTGACGACGCGCGACGGTCGCACGGTCAAAAGTAAATCGCGCAACGCTTCACCGTGAGCCACGCGTTTGACGAGCACGAGCCACGTGCGGTCAGCGGGGAACGTTTGAATAATGTCGACCAGTAAACGATGACGCTGCACGTTGGTGGCTTGCTGTTCCAACATGTAGTTCCAGTCGAGTTTGCCGTAAATGCGCCGCTCGAGCATCACTATGCCCGTGTACACCGTGTAGATATCGTGTTTTTTGAACAATTTTTTCACGATGAAATTTTCACCGTAAAAAAATTTAAACAAGACGTGCAGTTCATCGGGACGATAGGGTGTCGCCGTCAAGCCGATGAATCGTTTGGGACAGAATTTCAACAAATTCAAACTGCGTTTTTCGCTGAGCAACAAGTGGGTTTCATCGGTGACGAGCACGTGATCGACCGGGATGTCGTTTAATTTGTGAACGTTGGCAATGTTGATGATGCCAAAATGATAGTCGGTGCCCGTGTAGCCTGGCAAGTCGACGACGAGAGCATCGCCGCTGCAAAACGTGGCGATCGATTCGCGCCATTGTTGAACCAAACAGACGCGATGACAGACGATGATGGCCGGCAAGCGAAGAGAGCACACCAACGACAGGGTGGTTATGGTTTTCCCGAAACCGGGAAAACAGCTAATCATGACAACGTGCGTTTCGGCCAATTTGATGCGAGCATTTTGATGAATATTGACCTGTTCGGGACGCAACGTGCCCGTGAATCGGGGAAACGAGAGACAAGGTCGATACAAGCGATTGTTGCCGCTCGTCGGTACGGCCGAGAAAGGGACACTGAACGTCGGCCAAACACCGTCGACAAAACACACGCGAGTCGTCTTGTCTTCGAGAACGACCGTAAAACGATCGCGTAGACGTTGTTCGTCTTCGACGCGTTTCAAAACGACACGCGTACTCATTATCTTTATGTTGTAGGCGATGAGGCTTTCTGATGCAAACTTAAAGCACGGCCGGAGTGAAACTCTTGGCACTGGCACGAGCCAAAAAGACGGCGGGATCGATGAGTTTCTTGGTGGTGACGGCCGATGCCGGCAAGTAGCCGTACTTGATGTACTGTTCGATTTGAGGTCCCGGATCGAGACTGTAGCACGCGCGACACGACGTGATACTGAAATCTTGGAATGCCGAACCGACCATAGCATCAGCCGTTCGAGGTTTCTTGCTGAAAATTTCAAACATGTAGGCCGGACGCAGACCGACTTTGACGTTTTGCGGTTCCACTAAAAACTGAATGGAATCCAATTTGGCTACCGTCATGTACGAGGTGAGCAAATGATCGAAACGAGACGCGTACGAAAAATGACAACCCAACGGGAAATATTTCGAGTAATTGTAATTGAAACCGTGAGGAGTGGAATCGAGACCCGTATAGCCTTCTTTGTACCAGTAGGCTACGAGATCTTTGGCGGCGCTGAAGGCTTGCGTTCTATCGGCAATCTGAGCGCCCTTGTAACCGTGCTGTTTCAATACGTCCAACGTCATAGCCGGCCACATGGTGCCGTTAGCGGGTACGCTACCGTCGCGAATGATTTGCATGACTCGATTGACTTGTTGGAACAAATTCTGTTCGAAAGCGTTGGTTTGCGTGCGCAATTCCATGAGTTTATCGAAATCCAGACCCAATCCCTGTTCCGATTTGGGAGCCAAGAGCAGACCGAGTTTAGTGTTGACGGCCACCGATTTGCCGACGGTCCACCACAATCCGCAACCGACTAAAGGGTACGTCCAGTAGCCGCGATAATCGCGCGGAGAAACGTCGGCGCAAATGTTGGGCGGGAAACCGCCGGGACAGTCGTCTTTCAGGTCGGTCGTCAAGTATTCGCGCACAAAGCCGCTACGTGACGCCGAAGCGGGAGCTTTATTGCCGATCGTGTACGTTCCGTCGCGATAGCAACGTTTAAAGGTGCCCTTGGATTGAGATCCACCATACGAGCCGTCGCTGACGACGGTCAAACATTTTTCGTCGGGGAATTCGCAAGCCGTCGAAGAGCAATCTTGAGGATACCACCACGGTGGATTGCGACGCGACATGTTGAGTGGCTGACCACCGGACGTCAGACCGGGTTGCATTTCGTCGAAAAACGGATCGGGTTTACTGCTGCACAAATCGGGGACGGCGTATTCGCCCGGATAGACGAAACCTTCGTAAAAAGAATCGTTGGGAAATCCTTTCATGCCCGACATGCCGTTTCGAACGATGGTATCTTTGCGATAATTGCTATCGGGATTGTTGGTATCATAGGCGCGTTTCATGAGCCACGCGTTGGTCAAATTGACGACCATGTAGGGCCACGTGGGACAGTCCAAAAGTTCTTTGGCTTGCAATCGATTAGGACTGTAGATGCATTCTTTGTGAGCGATACGCAAACAATCGCACACGTTGCCGTCAAATAGTCGCGAGTAGTCGAGTTTGGCGTCGGAATCGATGGCCGTCAACAAAGGCATACGATCGGTTTTGTAGTTGGACGCTGAGGCTTTTTCTTTGCCTGGAATCCAATCGAGATAGTAGGCGTCTAAATTGTCGTAGATTTGTTCCAATTTGACCGGGTCAGTCAACGTCGTCATATTTGGCCACAATTGTTTGAAATATTTCGTTAAATTAGCGGCAAGTTTGGCGTCGACGGGTCCAGGCACGGGTACGGGCACGGGTCCGGGCGCGGGTCCGGGTCCCGGTACTGGAGGTTTCATCGTACTATCGGGAGCATTGATGTAGGTGGGGATTGTAAACTCGGGAAACGTCATCATGTCCGGTCTGGGCCAATAGTTGCCGATGGGAAAGCCTAGCGACTGTTCCGAATAGGCACCGTAAGGCGTGTAGGCCGCGATGGGGGGTTGGGGTGGATTAGGTAAATCGATCGTCGCCGGTAGAATGGCACCGTTAAACATGAGAGGCGCGCCACCGTACAGACCGTACGTGGGTTCAGCCGGTGGTAACGGTGCAGGTGACCGTCTTTTCTCTGTAAAGGCAAAAACTCCGAGTACTCCCAAGATCACCACGAAAAACATAATCAACCATAACTGATTATTCATAATTTATTAATTTAGAGAAATGAGGAACGAATATTATATAAAGACAGAGAGCATAGCTTCTTCGCTGGCCGTCCGGTCGTGTAATATATGTGTTGTGACAATGACTCTTTTTGCCGCATGTCAACGTCGAGGAATTTGTTTGAAATTCGACGCCAATTGGTCGGCTACGTGGAGGAATGACACGACCGCCGTGTGCGTGGTCGTCGTCACATCGACGGGTAATTTCGCTAAAGGTTACGAAACGTTATGGTTTGAAACGTCCAGTCATCAGTCGTTGGTCAACTATGTGTTTCAGTCGTGCGGCTATCGACCGTTGTGGTTAAACGAACGAGAATTTCAGTGCTGCGTGACTCGCATCGAACAAGACCCGTGTCAATGTTCAACGTGCGGTAAAAGCGTCAAAAATGAACGAGCCATGAAACGCCACAGAAAACTCTATCATTTTAAAAATTAACCAAAACTTTTAAAATGACACTATTCAAAGATCTTTAATGAGCGTCACGGGTCGCCGATCCGCTTCAGGTGGTGGTGGTGGTGGTGGCGTAAAAGATTGCGGTGGCATGGACCGGAAACTTTTACGACTCATCGGTAACGCTCTGGCTCTTCGAGGTAACACTGTGGGCGTGTACGCCTGCGTGAGCGACGATGGAGCTAAACGCGGCGGCGGTGGCGGAGGCGGTTCGACGAATGATGGCGGCGCTTCATCGGGAAAAGGACGCGACTCTTCATCTGGACGAGCAGATTCGCTCGTTTGCGTCAACATGACGTGAGCTGGCATTGGTACTGGTACTGGTGGTGAAACGGTTACCGGCTTAGGAGAAGCAGGAGCAGGAAGACGAAAGGAGCGCAGAGGACGTCTGACGGGAGCCGGTCGTTTCATGGCTTCGTAGACGACGACTGGTCGCTGTTGTTGAACGGTGGGGGTGACGGGTTTCGGATACGACAGCAAGTAGACTATCGCCAATAGACTGATGATGATTCCACCTACAAACACCTTTCTATTCATCATTTTATATTATTTATTTTCTTCAGAAATTTGGTCATTGGATTTGACCCAGATTCCGATATTGATGTGTTCATTGTTACTCTCAATCACCATCGGCTGATGTTTATTCAAGTAGATTTTCAGTTGAGGTCCAAAAGTGGCGATTTTGTTGGTACTTTTGATGTTGTTGGCATTGAAACGTTGAGGCGGCGATAGCGGTTCACTGGCTTCACCGATAATGGTGGAACATTCGATGATTTCGTTGACTTGGAAAGCAAATTTGAGACTCTGTTCGCTGCGTGAAATGTCGATCCATCCGGGTTGCATTTGAATGTTGCGACAAATGCTGAGGTATTCTTCGTTGGAAACGTTGACGGGATCGGTGATGCGTTCACCGAATTCGAGTAGCTGATTCTGAACGAGAGTCACTTTGATTTTAGCGTTGGATTTCACTTTGGGATAGTCGTTGGTTTGACTATTTTTCGACGTCTTTTGAGTCTTAATGATTTGAATGCAAATATTTCCGGGAAGAGTGTCGTCCGTGTCGTCGCTGAGAACGGTGAAAACAACGTCGTCCGTCTTTTTGGCGTTTTTGAACGTCGTTTTCAGGTACTCTAGACTGATGCCAATGTTGAGCTCTTCCACGTCGCCGGTCAACGTGTACGTATCGAAAGCCTCTTTGGTCACTTTGGCATTGGCGTGAATGTGGTGTTGGACATTGGTATAGATTTGCAGACCGTTGTTGCGAATTTTGAAACACGTTTGCCGGATGCGAGGATTTTTGTCGCACAAAGGACTAATTTGTAAATGTAAATCAAAGAGATTCTTGTAAAAGAGTCCCTTGGCTCGAGACACGGCTTCGAAAAGGACACGTTGTTGCTGCTGATCTACGTGCATCATCGTCGTATCTTTTTGTATTGTAAAACGACAAACTCTTAACTCTCTAATAATAAAAAATGAACAAAATTCTGGTCCTGGCGTGCATCGCGTTATCGTTGGCTCTCTTCTATTTCAAGCGCAAACACGATCAGTGCCGCCGAGAATTAGAGAAACAAAAACGACTCGTCAAATCGCTGATGGAGGGCATCGAATTGGAACCTTCGCCAGCTGAAGAAACGTCGCAACTCATGAATCTGGCCACGACAGCCATCACGCCTCTCATTTCGTTCATAGGACCTAATCTTTTGAAAAAGAAGAACGATTTTTTAAAGGAAACTATCGATACGAGTGATTACGAATTATCTCAGCAAATGCGTCAGCTAGACGAAATAGAAGAAGAAAATGATGATGATGAACCAGCGCCACCACCAACGCAGGCAAAGCTTGTATCCATGCCGGCAACACCACCAAAACCCATGCCTGCAGCTGCTGCACGACCAACTCCACCTCGCCCAGCATCGCCGCCGCCGCCCATGGTGCCTCCAGAAGTATTACTAGCGGCTTTGTGGTCCAGACAAGCCGAAGCGTTGGCCGGGACGTCGCCACTGCCGCGGACGTCGAAAATTACAGAAATTTTTGACGATCCACCGGCAGTAACAGCACCGCTTCCAGAACCACTGCCGGCAGTAGTAGAAGAGGTCAATGAACCAGAGGACATTGTTTCACAATTGGCCGATGCCGTGGCCGACGATGAACAACGCGACCTACCTGAGTTGTCGAGTAGTCTACCGGACACACGCGACGTCACGGGTCTACCTGACGCCTTGAAACGCGAAGCCGACGCCATTGACGAGGAAATTCGACAATTTACCCACGACAATGAAGATGAAGTTGTGACCACCACAGTGGAAAAACCTTTAGCCGCACAACAGGCGAAAAAGAACAAAAAACGAAAACCCTTGTACAAACATCCGGCCTTACAACCCGATTTTTTCTGTCAAGACGGTGTTTGCTCCATTAAGCCAAAATAAAAAAATTCAGTAATTTGTGTGTATCTGTATGCGTGTATATCATATAATAAATGAAGGAAGTCGCGGTCGATATCGCCACGGCGCCGCCTCGTCACAATTTTCCATTCGAATACGTCAACGACCTGTCGGAATTGAACAGAAAACGCATAGTAAAGGTGGAAGAAACTCGAAAAGATGTACGCGACACCTTCGCCAAATACGAAAAGAAATTGGGCAGACAAAAAGGCTGGGCTAACTTTAACGAATCGATACGTTCGCTCGTCAACGTGTGCGCCATTCCCCTAGTGGCTACGGCCGTCATCTTCCCCATTTCAGTAGGCGTCACCGTACCCTTGGCTATTGGCGGACTAGCGGTGACGAGTTGCTGCGATCTCGCCGAAGAACGCAACAAAAATAAACAGACGCGATACGCCAGTATAGTCGCCAGATCGCAAGCGACACTGTCGCATCTCGATCACGTCGTCGACAACGTGCTCACCGACGGCATCGTCACCCAAGCCGAGTACGAAATCGTTCTCAAGAGTTATACCGATTTTAAAAAAAATATCCTCTGATTAAAAGCAAGTTGATATCTTACACATTCTTTCTTTATGTCTAAGTTAATATGTGTTCCGCCGTAACCAATACCACCATGATGCCTTCATCTTACGACAACGGTTCCTTCTTTTGCACCACAAGAACAATGGTGGGAAAGACTAGATTTGCCAGCGGTAAAGAAATAAAATTGAACATTGTAGAATGTATGGAATTGTTTTCCAAATACATCTTCAACGACAAAAAGGTTAACAGCATCATCCAATTGCGGACGGGTTTCAAAAACGCCTTCACTTGCGACCTCTACCTTCTCAGTTTCAACAAGCAAATTTCCATGAAAATTTGTAAAAACGGTTCCTTTCAATTCACAGGCAATATTACCCTTCAGTGCGCTTACGAAGCCATTCAGTATGTTATCTCTTTACTTAAACTATTGTATCCCAAAATGTACGAAAATGATACTTGCGAAATTTATATTTACGAAGTTATGAGTAATTTTGTCCTTGACCTTAATCGTCCTATTGAACCCGACAGTCTAATGACTTTTTTCCAAACGATAGCTCCTCACTATAATAACTACACGTGCTTCAATTCACAAACATCCGGCACGTTCACGTGCAAGTACAACGTCGGAACGACCGAGGTCATGCACCGTAACGTCAGCTTCTTTGACGAAGTCAGCTTTGTAGAGCACGTGCCTTACAAAGATTGCGTCAGCAGTAAAAAATTGGGTCTAGATGAACGCAAAGACTATTACATCACTTTTCTCGTTTTTCAATCGGGAAAAGTTATTGTGAGTGGCATCAACGAGACGATCGTCGAACGCGTGTGTCGCGATTTTTGTCTCGTCGTGAAAAACTATTTCGACACGATCGCCGACAGTGGCGGCTGCATATTTCAGCACCAGCCATTGGAAATCTCCAAAAAGATCATGAAACGAACGTGTTACGAAAAAATTTCACTCGTCAAAATCGAAGACGATCAATATATAATTGTCCGCGGCAAATCAAACTACGTCAACAGCCGCAAATCCAAACTCGCCTCCAAATATTCGTTGTGTAAGACTATTTACGAAAACGACTGTTTGAACATTAACGTTTGCAAAGAACTGAAAAATATGCTGAAAAACGATAAGAACGTACACTTTAGCAATGTGGGAATGACGACAAGTCTAGACGAGAGCATCATTATTAGCCACATGGAAAAGTGTAACACGGCACCAGTAGAAGTACCAGTGGCCGGCGGCACATCAGTGGCTGTCGGTTAAATTTCAAAAATTTTAACATCTTTGAAATTTTATTCAATGTCCCAATCGCTGTCGATCGACGGCCACACTGTTGGCGTGAAACGACAGGAAAGTGTAAAACAAGACCATCAATTTAAAAGGAATCGTTTCCAAGTCGAGAACCATGTTGATGTAGTCGTCTTCATCGCAACGAACGGCACCGACTTTGGTCGCCGTTTCGTCGACAAAATGGTCCACAATTTCCATCATGATACATTGCATGTCTAATGTTTTGTTACATTTCAAAATGAAGGCTCGCATTTCTCTCGGGTCGACATCCATGTATTTTATCGAGGCTTGTTTAATACACTGATATAACTGAGACATTTATATTATAATTTTTAATTCTTTGGCCTTTTCAAAATCTTCGTCAGTCAAAGGCGTAACTTGACCATCACCCAGATATTTACCAACCACGGATTTCTTATCCAAAACGAAACCCTCGTACACGTACAGTCCGTACTCGTTCTTTTGCATAGTGATGGTCTGAGAAGGGAAAAGATTCTTAATCAATCGATCACCGGCTTTGACCACAAATGGAACCAAAAGTTTAGTCTGATGGTGAGGATGAACCAAATCTGGACGTTGAGATTTTTTCTTAGATTTTTGTACAGGTTCTGAAAGTGGCGGCGATCGGTCCACTCCCGACGATGGCGCTTTGCGTTTGGGACCGACGGTGAATTTACGAGGCGACGTTTGCTTGCGTTTACGTTCCGATGATCCGACGAGAGACATTTCCGACATGAGCTGATGCAGAGGAACCGGGGGATGGGGGGTAAGAAAGCGACGACGAACGGCGACGGCGATTTTTCGACGCGGCGGCGAAGGTGAAGGCGTCAGAGGCAAAGAATCTACTGGAAATAATTGTCTGACGTGTGACGGTTTAGATGTATCCATGCTCTTTCAGTTTCAAATCCAAAAACGATTCAATATCAATGACTGTATAGGGAACTTCAATCAAAACAATATTGTTTTTCAAACACAAATCTCTTTTAATTTGATCCCTATACTTTTGATTGAGAAAAGCGTCACGCGACGAGTGAAAATGAGGCACGTAGTGGTAATGCTGTTTACCTTGATATTCTACGGCGAGAGCCAGCTCAGCGTTGTAGCAGTCCAATTCGAGATCGACTTTAGTGACGGGATTGCGCAAAAAAGTGGGACGCTTTTTGGGAAAGGGTCGATTGAAGCGCTCCTCCAAGTGACGTCGGCAAGCCAATTCACCGCGACTGTCGGCCGGCGCGGTTGAAGTACTAATGGACGTGTCTACTGGTCTGAAAGCGTGAGGAAAACGTTGGCGCCAATCGCTGCCGAGCAAATGGGGGTCGCTAGTGCCGCGAACGCCGCGGGCACGTCTGAAAATGGCGTACACGCACAGCGTGACAAAGGCAATGAGAAACAAACGACCTTTGCCAATGTTTCGCCACCAGGATGTCGGCTTTTTTCTCATGTCATAAAAAGATTTTATTAATGAGAACCCTAGTGAAATAATTAATCTTAATTTTTCCAGAATAAAATAATTCGAGGAGACATTTGGGATGAATGAAACCGCAGCCGGTAGATTCGGCATCGTTTCCCGTATTTATCCTAGGTAAAACGTCAACGGCGTCAACGTGAGCGAAAAACACGCACACTTGACGGCTAATGTTTTTGTACTTGAATTTGAACATGTTGCGCGTCAGTTGACTCTTATCCAACTTGAGGTTGGTCTCTTCGAAAAGTTCACGAACGGCGCACTCGCGCAACGATTCGCTTTCGTTGACGATGCCTTTCGGAATACCCCAGTAGAGATTGTACGATTGATTGATTAAAATACCGCGACGACTGACGACGCAAACGCCGGCACACTGTTTGGGTTTGTCGTCATCTTCGTAGAAATCGGCCGTGTCCTTATAGTCCACGTTCAAGACGCATTGGCAATTTCTGAAACAGGTAATTGCCATTTAATTCTTTTTCGAGCTTCTTGAGCGTCTTTTTCTTTCCAGTATTTCTTGACTTCGCGCTCAAATATCTTGATCCATTTTTCGTAGGACGACGTCAGCGACGTTTGGCAAATCTTGTAATACATGTTGATTTTGAATTCCACGGATTTACTCGAGCGAAAAGCCATGGCGTCCGATTGAGGTGTCAACTCTGCCGACGGTAACTGCTGATAAAAGACGCTGTCGACGTACGTGTCAATGACGGCATCTGGTGGCGGAGGTTGGATGGCGCCTAGCGTGTAGACGCGTCGAGGTTTGACTATGACGTGCGTCGAGAATTGGACGAGAAATTCAAAGAGCTGTTTGGGTGTTTTACTGTCGGCTCCGCGTCGCAACGTTTGCAAATACTGACGCGGCTGATCGACGTCGTGTTTGTAAAAACTCTCCAGCACCTTGACGACAATGTCAAAGAAGGCGAATTTACCCGGCTCTTGGTGACAGTAGAGAAAAAAGACAAACATGTCGTAGCCGGGACGCAAATGTTCGTAGATGCCTTTCTTTTCGAGCTGTCGCATGCCCCACGTTTCACCGGTGACGCTATCGCTGCCGCACGACATGCCAAAATCGATAATGACGGGATTGAAACAATTGGAAAAAGACACGTGATATTGATCGAAAAGAATTTGCGTTTTTTTACTAGAAAAATGAATCAAGACGTTTTCCAAATGTAAATCGTAGTGCCCGAAACGGAAGGCCGATTGAGCCATTTCAAGCGCGACGCACATTTGCATGGTGAGCGTGATGAATTTTTGACGCGACATTTTCGACATGGCCGATTTGAAGGTTTCACCGTCGACGAAACGCGTCAAGTTGTAGGGTCCTGAATTGCGATGAAACGAGGCGTACGTTTCGACAAACATGGGCACGTTGAGAGCGTTGAGGTGCTGTCCGGCCACGTACTCGCGTCGGGCGTGATCAAACAGTGCCGGCTTGTTGAAATGCTTGAGAACGACGCGATGATCGACGTCGTCGTGACGGACAGTAGCCGTGTACACTCGTCCCTGCTTGTTGGTCAAATTGTTCATGGCCTGTACGCGCGTCATCCATTCGTGCATTTTGTAGGGTCGCTGGTGTCGCGGATGTTGACAGCCGTCCAAGGGACCGCACCCGCACGCGTCACTCGTTTTCATTACCAAATCTTGACAAATAGCCGGTGTCAACATGATTTTTTATTCTCTCCTCACAGTTTAATTTAGTTAAAAGTAGTCCATCATTAAGAAAACCATTACCATGATTTCGAAATCCAAATTATCCATCCTTAATGCTATCAATCAATTCATGTCGGACGACTTTTTGTTTGGCAACGTGGACCTGATCGAGAAATGGCACAGCGGCGAGACTCAGAAACGCGTGGGATTGATGTTGGGCTTGAAACAGAGAGAAGTCGTCCAGGGACCTCAGCGAAACATTAGCGCTTACCTCTTTTTTTGCGAGTCGAAACGTCGCGAGATTTTGGAAACCAATCCCGGCATCAAACCCAACAAGGTCATGATTCTTTTCGGAGAGTCGTGGCGCAATTTGAGCGACCAGGAGAAACAACCGTTTATCGACAAGGCTATGGTCGACAGGGAGCGCTACAACAAGTATTTGGAGAGTAAAGTGCGACCGAAAAAGAACGCCCGACCGAGTATTTATAATTTGTTTTGTACCGACGAACGACGCGCCATCAAAAAGGATCATCCCGACATGAACGCGTCCGACGTCAGACGAGAGCTAGGCAAAAGATGGAAGGCCGTCAAAGAAACGAATCCAGATCTTTTGAAAGAGAAATATGGATACGTGATTGAAGAGAGTCAAGATGTGGTAGGAAATCTCTAAATAATATCGTTCAACAGCTGACAAATGGCTCGATCGAATTTAGATTGATATTTGGCGACGATGGCGGCGGGTAGAGGGATGCAACGATGCTGTAAAATGAGCGACCAGTCCAACCGGTGACCGTAAATATCGATGATATCGGTGGCGAGTTCGGGTTCGCGGCTCATTTTTTTCCAATCAACCAGCGATTCGACGAGTTTCAATTTAAAGCTTTCGGGCACGTGCACGGGGAACGAGATGTGAAGCGGTAGCTGTTTAAAAAGATTCGGCCAGTCGATGGTATTTTGAAACGAGTAGTCCACCATGAGAGCGAGAGCAAATTTGTGAACGTCTGTGCGCAACAAGCGTTCACATTGATCGTACCTGGCTTGAGACATGATGAGCGCGCGCAGTCTCTCTCAAATAGCTTTATGTAGATGAAATCAAATATTTCTAAAAAATTTTCACACTTTTTTAGAAATGTATTTCTTGGGGAATAGATTTCAGAATGCGTTCGACAACGGTGGGTGACAATTCCAATTTGGTACAGAAATCCACGAGAACAATAGAGGGATTGTATTGCCGGCGAATGTAAATGAAAACAAAAGCGGCGACAATCATGTACATGCGTCGATTGATTTTCGTACGAATAAAAGCCATAATATCGGGACGATTGATGAATTTCAAAAAGGTCTCGTCCCTTTCGAGACCGATGTGTTTGAAAATCATGTCGGCCGTGTCCGAGTACGACTCGCGCAGGTAGCACAATTCGGGTATTTTTAGTTTGACTAAATTGAAGCCTTTATTGGCGAAATGATTGGTCAAGCCAAACCACCTGATGACCGTGTCGTAACTTTGAGGACATTTTTTCAGCATCAAGACGTGAAAGAGCGACGCGCAAATGATGGCTTTTCGGTAGTTTCCGCGATGAATACGTTGATTACAGGCCATGATAAAGTACTTGTTGGTCATTTCGACAATTTCCGGACTGAGATTTAAAAATTCCATTTCTTTACGAATGCCAATGTTGGCCTTTTGTTGAATTTGGTCCTGGTTGGTGTTTTGACACGTCATTTGTTGACGACAACGATTGCAAAATGTCCCGTCATTATTTTCAAAGTAGACGTGCTGACATTCAACGTCGACATGGTCGACTGGTTGAACGTCTCGATCTTTTGACGATAAATAATTTTCAAATAGACAAAACATTTCGTTTTCGTTTTTACCTTCTGCGCACGCTTTTAAGTTTCAATTTAACTCCGTAAAGCATTACGACAAGTAGGACGGCGACAGCTATAGGAATGCCGTAAGTGGACCAAGCCGACTCTTTGGCTAGGGGACGTAAATCGAACGTGATCACTCCACCGCACTGGGCTTGCTTGTAATGAAAGGGTCGTTCGAGTTGCACATGTTTATTGTGACGATGCGTCGCGATTTTAAAGTAGCCATCGTTCGGTCCCCATTGCGGGCCCCAAGTGTTGCGACAAATCCAGTAGGGAACCGATTCGTAGGTGAAAGAACTGGTTTGCACGTCGGCGGCGACACCCCAACCGACGATGACGACCGTGATGGCGCCGACGAGAGACGCGGGAGACGCGAATTTGGTGTGCGGATGATGAGTGACGACACGATCGAGATAGATGCCGTGTTCACCGAAATGACCCGACAAGAAATTGGAGTAGACCAACATACCGGCTATGACGGGTCCTTGAGTGACGATCGCTTGTTTGATGGCGTCAATGTCCGTCAGCCAGCGCACATTGTCGACGGTGGCTTGAATTTTAGAGAGACACGAGCAACGCGGCGTGGTCGACGACGACAATTGACTGACAAGTTGCGCGGCATTACCTTCGGCCGAGTGACATTTCATGCAAGGTGTGTAGTCGAACGCGGGTTCGCCGTGAACGATGCGTCGATCTTGCAGAGTCGAGACGACGGTGACGGCGAAATTGTTGGCACACGTTCCCTGATGACGGGCGACGGGAAGAGACACGTGATGACGCCAATCGAATTCGACGGGAAAGACATTTTGATGAGCAGCAGCAGCGACCGTGGCGGCAATGTACTTGTTGAATTGCAAATCGGTTTTGTAGAGACTGAAAATGGGACAATCTTCGCCGCCGTGGTCGTTGTCGCTGCGATGTTGCCGCACGATTTTATCGACGGCCGTGTGTTTGACGGGTTGCGCTGCAGGATGAGCGGGATGCAGAGGAACTACTTCTTTCGCCATGATGGAATGCGATTGTCTGGCCGGTGAGTGGGCGAGAACATCGGAAAACTGGGGCATTTGCGTCAACGGTTGACCGTGAGCGTGCGGGTAGTCACGAGGTGGTTTTTCTTTTTCGTAATGAGAGGTTTTATCCATACTTTTATTGTTCAGAGGTTGATTTCCCTGAAGCTGAGAATACGTCAGATAATTGTTCATAATTTATTCTACATTTACCTGAAATAAAAAAAGGTAAATCAGTCTCGACATTGAAACGATGCCCAGCGCATGGAACTAAAAAGAAACCCATTGTGGGTTATTTAAGCTGTGTTGCTGACAATGCCAAGTAGTCGTGGAATTGAAACGGTGACGAACGCTCGTGTTTTGAAAGTTGCATCAAACGTTCACCATGTCGGAAAATTTAGTCAGTACCATTTTAGAACTACTCAATGACTTGGTTAAAGCACAACAAAATACAGTGGACGCATTTATAGATAGAATATCTGTCAGGTATTCTCTGAACGAATTGGAACTGCGAACGTTGTGGAATGGCAGTGACCCTGATACTGTAGCGACTTTAGTCAACGACGACAACAAGTGCACTCACACGTTCACCAAAGGTCAACGTATCGGGCAACAGTGCGGTCAAAAGAATTCCGGAAACACGACGAAATGCAGCAAACACCAAAAGAAATTGAAAGAGCAACGATCGACGACCGCCGCCTCGACCACCATCACGACGTCGTCGACAACCGTGACCGACGACGGCATGCGAGACATTCCTCTGATGTTTAGTAAAATCACTAGCGTTTTGGCTTCGGATACGGAAGACTCTTCGGATTAAATTTCAAAAACACATTATATATTTTTGAAATTTTTTAATAACGACGACCCCAAGAAGCGCCCACGACTACTGGAGCTGGATTTGGAGCTGGAGCTGGAGCTGGAGCTGGATTTGGATTTGGCGGAGGTGCTGGATTTGGATTTGGCGGAGGTGCTGGATTTGGATTTGGCGGAGGTGCTGGAGCTCTCGAATTTCGTTCTTGTACAATGAGATCAATGTCAAAGACTTTTTGATTAAACGGTTTAAATTCTGAATTGATGACGGCCTTCACGTCGACGCTCATAACATCTTTAGTCAATAGATAGTTTGGTGGAATGGCCGGAGTCGTTCCCTCGGGCATGTACAATGGCATACGCATGGGATCGAGTCGCATGAGGGCCGTTTGACTGTAGGCATTTTCGACGAGATGCAACAGTTCATAGCCGACGATGGCGTCTCCGTCCAATTCCATTTGAGCTTCGCGCAAAAATTGCAACGTATTGTAGCCGCGATTGCGAGCCAATTGAGCCAGAAATTTATCGCCCGTGTCGCCGCAACCGTAGTAGACCAACGTCTTTTTAGTGACACCGTTGACGGCTCGAGTGTCGTACCTCAGAGATTTACCGGCGGCCATTTCGCCGACGAGTCGATCGAGAGCTTTGGCTTTGTAGCGAATAGTGTTGGCAAAATAGTTGAAGATTTTATCGCAACCGGGATTGTTGCTGGTCGCTCGTTTGTTGACGGCGCACACGCTGACAAAAGCATCGGCTGTAAATTCAGCCGATTCCGAATCGCGACGCAAAAACGACTGGAAATCACGACCGCCGTACAAAACGATTTGGTCGTTGGCGGCACCCAACAGTTTCATGGCGTGCACTTTGTTGTAGGCCACCAAGGTTTTACCCAACGGCAAGTAGAGTCCCGAACCGCGAACGGGATAGTAATAGGTGCCGACAAAAAGAGTCGGGTCGGCGAAAAACGAGTACATGGGTCCGAAACGAATGACTTCCAAATAGGGTCCAACTTGACCCAAAACATTGGCGTCTTGATCGAGAGTCACGCCGTTGGGTACGCGGAAAAACTGATTCGTCACATCGCGACGAGGTGTAATGGGCGTGGCTGGTTGAATTTCCGGAGGCATTTTGTAGTAGATTTCCAATTTTTGGTAGCGACCGACGAGATCGGCTTCGCTCATCGACGACCACGATGTCGCCGGTGAATTGGGATAGACGAGTTTAAAGTATTCGACCAATCGATCTTTTTCCGTAGCCGGTTTCAAAGCGCCCGAAGCGATAGCCGCTTTGACTTGATCCAATTCATTGAAAATGGGCGATTCGGGCTGTCCAAAACGGACGATATTGTTGCACGTCAACAAAACCGAATCGCCGACCCAGTTCAAGACACCGCCTTTCGTCTGACATTCCTCTTTGGATTTAAACATGATTTCTTGCGACGTGGGGAACGCGCCGTTCGGGGTCGGACCCGGTTTCGGAGGAGTGGTACCCCCGCCACCACCACCACCACCACCGGGAGTAGGACTTCCGCCGCCACCACCACCACCACCTGGAGACGGACTACTGCCGCCATCTCTACCAAAAGGGATCGTCATCCACATGAGCCAAGGAGTCACAATCATAATTATTATTATGGCGATGATTTGACTTCTTTCTAACATTTATTATTTAAAAAATCAAAGGATGGTATCGTTTTAAAATAGGATTGTATAACGGCGTCGGGGACAATGCCTGATTCTTGACATTTGGCGTCGTAAACTTGTTGGTAGCAAGCGAGAATTTCAGGCGTTTCCAACTCGATAATTTCACCATGAGTTTTAATCATGATCGTTTTAAATTTTTCGATTTGCTCCAAGTGTTGAGTGTACAGAGCGGCGATGGTGGCCATTTTGTTGCGTTTGACAATGTACGTTTCAACGGGATCTTTGGCTTTGGTTTCGTCAACGTCGTCCAGTAGCGCTTTGGTTCGATCTTGAAGTTCTCGAGTCGTGTCCTGTTCGCTGGCCTCGGCGCGTTTTCGCATCTCTTTTTCGGCCTGTTGATAGTCGTCATCGAGAACAACCTTATCGACGACTTTACCCATGATGGCTTCACAGATGGGGAAAGGACGACCGACGACGACGGTGTGAATCTTGTTGCAACTGTCTGTTTTTCTGATGATTTTTCTGGCAGCCGTAGCCGCTTCTTCTTCGGTGGCGTAGACGCCTCTAATTTTGGCGAAAGCCAACACGTTGTACTTGTTGATGCCGCCGGGAGCGGCTGGGAAAAAACTAAAAAGAGCATACTTTTGACCTTCGATGGGTGGATCTTGAACGGCGCGTTCCACCTGCGGGTAGTCGACAATGTGCAATGCGGCGCAAGCGGCTCGCGTTTCTTCCAACGTCAAAGGCGGCACAAACGGGTCCGGTTGCCATCTTTCTTTTTTCAATCTTAGACTCATTATAATAATATAATAATTTCTTAGTACAAGCTCACTTTTTAAACTCTCAATTTACAAAACAGGGAAACCCATTGTACCGCCGGCAATGCGGATAATATTGTTGACGATGACGGTGACTATAAATTCGAACGTCTGACCGAAATTGGTGCCCGACAAGACGGGGCCTGTGCCGTTACTGGCTATGATGGCGTCATCGCTAGCAGCTGGCACCAAGCTGACGTTGGACAATTTACCGTAATTGGTACTGCCCATGGGATCGAGATCGTTGAATTTCAACGAATACGAATACAAATGGTAGCCAGTGTCGGTGGGACAAGCTGGAGCGTGATAGTAGGGATTGACTAGACTGAAATAATCGCTACCCATGTTGGAAAAACGATTGGAATTCTCGTAGATGAGCGTCGTGTGCTTGATGGGATCGCGAGCGTAGCGGCTTTCGTAATCGATAGCTGTAGTAGTTGGAGTGACGACGGGAGAGGCAGTCGTGTAATTGGACCACTGATTGGCAAATGTGGAATTGCGAACCTGGAAAAAGAGGGCTTTGACGGCGTGATTGAAACGAACGTCGTAGCTAGGAACTGGATTGGCTTTGGGATTGAACGATTGACGAGGAGCGATTTGAACTTGTTCAATCAAAATGGTACGTTGAGATTTACCCATCAGAATACGTTCCTTGTTGCTGACGATGGCGTAGTTGGCCCATACTTGAACGCTTTCCAAGACGGGAGCGGCATCGATATCGACACCGACAACAGGCACGTTGACTTGAGCTCCGGCGGCGGCTGCATTGTCCAAAATGAGCAATTCTTTCCAGTCGCGGAACTGGAAATTAATGTGCATCTCGTTGTAAGGGATGGCAGCGGTGGGTAGAGAGACGCCAACATCGCGAGTGAAAAAGAAGGGTAAAACGAGATTGAGCGTTTGACTAGGAATAGTGTCTCCTGGACCGTGAGGATCGATCATGTCGCCAATGTTGCCAATCATTTGATCGTAAGCGGCGCGTTTACTAGCTTCGACAGTGAACTGAGAATAGGCATCCAAATGATAATTGTGGATGGTGTGAGCAAACAAATCGTTGAAAGAAATGCTCGTCTCTCGAATGAGATTGTGCATGAAATTTTTGGTCCAACGAAGGCGACCGTTGGCGGCAAAGCTATTGGTAATTTTGAGAGTGACGGCGGGAACGACGACGCGAAGCCACACGTGAATGAGGTAGTCACCGGCGCGACTGACGCTGACACTCCACTCTTGCCCGAAACCGGCATTGCCGTTGTTGCGCGACAACAATACGGGAATCTGAGTGAACCAAGTCGATTTCAAGGTGGAGCGGACAAAGTAAACGATGGCATCGGGTCCCGAGTACATGTACTTTTCGATCTCATCCAATGTTGCAATATCAATAAATCCTGAAGTGATATTCGATTGCGCCATTTTTTGATAATATATTTATTATAACGCCAGAATAGATTTTTGTTGATTAAAAATTCCTAGTTTAGATGTAAAGATGGATAATATCTTGGAATTTCACAAACAAATAGAAACACATTTTAAGGAGGAAATTAGTCAGCTAGAAGGGTTGACGACTCGCGAACAACAAGTGTGCGACTACCTGTCGCAACCGTGGCTCTCGGAACGCGTTCGCAGTCACTTGATTGACGATCTGGACGAGATTCGTACCACCATTAAAAATATTAATTTTATTCGTTTCTATTTCGTAGAAATTCGTTCGATTCTCAAAGAGTACGTGCAGCTGATGCAAATGCCGACGGTGAACACGTTCTTCCAGAAAGAGGACGGCACCAAGCAGCAGCATCACGCGCGTAAAACGTACGTGGTGAAAAATTTTTGGGAAATTTTTGATTGCTACAAAAAGTACTACTACAACGTCAAAGTGGTCGATCAGCAAAAAGACGATCCGAACACGTGCCAGTATTGCGGTTCGACTCTCGGCTACTTTTTCGACGAAACAGTCAACATTTGCTACACGTGCAAATCGGAGAAAGTCTACTTTATACAGTCGAGCAATACGGACACGACGCGCGTCAATCCCAAATACATTTACGATCGAAACCAACATTTTCGCGACTGCATGATACGTTTTCAGGGTAAACAAAAGAACACTATACCTCCAACTATTTTAGAAAATATTAGTAACCATTTGAGCGACTATCGGTTGACGACCATCAGTCTCAGTCACGTGTGTATGATTATGAAAAATTTAGGCTACAGTAAGTACTATGACGACTACGTGTTGATTCACCATTTGATTACGGGTCAACCTCCGTGCGACATTTCCTTCATTGAAGAGCAGCTCTTGCAAGAATTTGACATCATCAATATGGAGTTGAAGAATTTCAAGGAATTGAATAAGAAAAATTTTAATACACAATACATCTTATTTTTACTACTAAAGCATCACAATATCAACGTTCACGCTGATCATTTCATGTTGATAAAATCCAATGAAAGAAAACTATTGACAGATAAAATTTGCAAAACTATCTTTAAATCGCTAGGTTGGAAGTTTAACAGTATCCTCTGAACACACTGCACACAATGTTGTTTCGCTTCTTCAAGAAACCCTTCTCATTGACTGCCGCTACGGTACCGACCATTCACGGTTTGTACGGCGTGACCAAGAAACGTGATGGAGAACTGGTGGCCATCAACGGAGACGGATACGCGTACGACATCAACGAAAAGAGAGTGTGCCAAGTGCCGACGTTTCCTCACATGGAATTCGTGGCCTACGGCGAATACATCAAAGGCGACGAAAACAAAGACGACGTTATTTATCTGTTTGAGACCAACAGTTTTCGAGTGGATTACACGAAACGACACGATTCCCTGAAAAAATTGGTCGACAACAAGATCCTATTTCTCAACAATTGCGTCTTTACGTCGTACCCGTTCAATTACATTCGAGATCATTACGATAGCGTCGATGAGGGCTTCATTTTAACGCGAGTTCACGGCAAAAGTCCCGTGTACAAATACAAAAAGTCCAACGACACGGTCGATTTCTACATCAAAGACGGCAAATGTTGGTGCCTCATTGCTCGAGCGCAGTACGACGAATTGAACGACACGCCTCCCGATACAGACGCCAATTATTTTCTGGTCGAATTCACACCGTGCAGCGAGTATCGTGGCGAGGAAACGGATTGCGTCGTCGAGTGCCACTGGAAGGAAGATGCCAATCAAGACGCGGCGTCAACCGATAAAGTCGGAGCGTGGTACGGTTACCGCGTGCGCCAGGACAAGACGGATCAATTCAAAGCCACCGGATGCGGACCGAACAATTGGAAAACGTGCATGGATCACTATGAAAATTTCTTGAATCCATTGACATTAGAAAAAATATTTTCCTTGTTGTAAAAGAAGCATAATAAATGGGAAATGCTAAATCGACTAACGTAGCTAAAGCAGTCGTAGATATCTATTCGAAAATAGCCGCTGAAACGGTACAGACGAGCACCATTAGTACGAGTAACACGCAAATCATCAGCGTCGACGGTAGCGGTGGCGATGTCAACATTAGCGGCAACACCATCACGCAAACGGCCAAAGTCAACATGACGGTATTGATGGACAGCATCAGTAATGTCGATTCGCAAAAAAGAATCGGCGTGCAACTCGATCAATTGGCGAAATCGTTGGTGAGCGGATTGAATTTTTTTACTTTTGACGATGCCAAGAATACGGCAGAATCTATCGTGAAAAGCCAAACGACCATCAACAACGCTATCCGTCAATCGTGCGTGTTGAACGCCAACAACGTGCAAAGCATCACCATCAAGAACGTCAAAGGTAGCGTCAACATTACCAACAACGTTCTGAGTCAGATGAGCGAAATATTCGACAAGTGCGCGCTGAAAAGCGTGCTCGGCGTGAAAGCCATCGACGACGTGCAACAACGATTGAATCAGGAAGCCGAATCGAAATTGGAAGGTTTCAATTTGGCCTGGTTAGCGGCGGCCGTTTTGGCTTTCGTGCTCGTGCCCGTGCTGGTCGCGGCGCGAGTCACGTCCAACGCTTTGCGTTTCGTTTTTCCTCTCATGATCGCCATCGGAGGCGTGTTTTTTGCCTTGTACTTTACCCTAGGAAAAACGTACATGAAATCGTCCAATTACACGCGACCGTTCAGAGACACCTGTACCGGTAATGTGGACGGTAGCGTTCCAAGGACGACTATCGTTCGGCAAGCCATGGATGCGTGCCTGAAATCGTCATCGTGTCGCGTCGTCGACGCTCGTCTGACGGAAACGGGTGGCACCGTCGCCAAACAAGTGCCCGAAATCACTTTCTACAAGAGCGGCGACGGATGTAAATTTCAGTTTTACCCGCAAGGAGTCGTTCAATTGGCCGCCGTTGACGTTACCGCTGTTAAAACTACCGATAGATACCAATGGTTGCTCTACGTAGGAATCACTATGATTATCGGCGGATTACTGGGAACAATCATTCAACGAGTCAGAAATAATGGCAGTAGCAGTAGTAGTACAAGTTTGACCACGAGTGAATTGACGTCGTTTCCTTCGATAGAATAAAGATTCGAATCTCTCAGAAAGTGATTTGAATCTAAGCGCCACCTAAATAGTAGGCTTGAAACATGTTGCAATTTTCCAAAACGTCGAAATCCTGCGGCAACGAATTGGTCATAAAATACGCCGACACGTAATCGGTGGATCCATTCAAAACAAAAATAGCGTCGACTTTAGCCGTAAATGTTGTCAAATTACTTTGCGTGGAATTATTCCACGAATTGACGTCTTGCCACAAGGGATTCATGGCCGCATTTTGAGCCAAACAAAAATGAATACGATTACCGCCCAATGTTCGAGGAGCCCAAGCAGTCGCGCGAATCGACCACACGCCGGCTTTTTTAGGTTGAAATTTTCCACTAGCATACCAGCCGCCGGTAGTGTCGTAACGTTTGGTAAAGTACGACGCCAAAGTCCACGTATTGGCTACAGCATTAAAATAAGCAAACACGTTGGTGTACTGGAGATACAACAAACTGGTTGAAGTCGCGCTTTGATTGGAAGTCGAACAGCACGTTTCAAGCTGAGCGGAAGTGAAACCGGCACCCACTAAATTACCATTAGCATCCAACATCAACAACGTATTAGCCGGAGCCGTCGATTTCTTTTGAAAAGTCGAATCTATTTTACTAGATGACCACAATGAAGTGGTAGACGGAGCACCCAATAAGCCGGAATCTTTAATATCGGATTTCAAGAGGACGTTGTTGGTGGCGGCGAGAGCATTGGAAGCTTGCGTGCAGCACGCGTTGATAAATGTGGGAGTCAAGCCGCTGTCGACTAAATTACCGCTAGCATCGGGCATCAGCAGAGCGTTAGCCGGCGCCGTCGTCTTTTTCTGATAGGTCGCATCGATTTTGCTGGACGAATACAATTTCGTGGCAGAAGTGGACGTGTCGACGATATCCGTTTTCAACAACGAATTATTGCTAGCAGCGAGAGCGTTGGAAGCTTGCGTGCAGCACGCGTTGATAAACGTGGGAGTCAAACCGCTGTCGACTAAATTACCGCTAGCATCGGGCATCAGCAGAGCTTTGGCCGGAGCCGTCGTCTTTTTCTGGAAAGTGGCATCGATCTTGCTGGACGAATACAATTTCGTGGCTGACGTGGACGTGTCGACGATATCCGTTTTCAACAAAGAGTTGGTGGCGGCATTGGCGGCCTGAGCGCAACACGCCTCTATAGATGTTTTCGTCAAACCACTATCTACTAGATTACCGCTAGCGTCTGGCGTTAGAATAGCATTAGCGGGAGCCGTAGTTTTCTTTTGATACGTGGCATCTATTTTGCTAGACGAATACAGTTTCGTAGCGGATGTGGACGTGTCGACAATATCGGTTTTTAGTAAAGAGTTATTGCTTGTAGCTAGAGCGTTGGAAGCTTGCGTGCAACACGCGTTGATGAACGTCGGTGTCAAGCCGCTGTCCACTAGGTTGCCGTTGGCGTCAGGCATGAGCAAAGCATTGGCTGGCGCGGTGGTTTTCTTTTGATAGGTGGCATCGATTTTGCTCGACGAATAGAGTTTGGTAGCCGATGTCGAAGTGTCGACGATATCGGTTTTCAATAGGGAATTGGTAGCGGCATTAGCGGCTTGCGTGCAGCACGCTTCGATAGATGTTTTCGTCAAGCCACTGTCGACTAAATTTCCGCTAGCGTCCGGCATGAGAATAGAATTAGCAGGAGCTGTCGTTTTCTTTTGATAGGTGGCATCGATTTTGGTTGAACTGTACAATTTAGTAGCCGATGTCGAAGTGTCGACGATATCCGTTTTCACTAGAGCGTTTGTGCTGGCCGTCAACGCGTTGGAAGCTTGTGTGCAACACGCGTTGATGAACGTCGGTGTTAAGCCGCTGTCCACTAGGTTGCCGCTAGCGTCAGGCATGAGCAAAGCATTGGCTGGCGCGGTAGTTTTCTTTTGATAGGTGGCATCGATTTTGCTCGACGAATAGAGTTTCGTCGCTGATGTGGACGTGTCGACAATATCGGTTTTCAATAGGGAATTGGTGGCGGCACTGACAGCTTGCGTGCAGCACGCTTGGATGGCTGTGGGTGTCAGTCCGCTGTCGACTAAATTACCGCTAGCGTCGGGCATCAGCAAAGCATTGACCGGTGCTGTCGTTTTCTTTTGATACGTGGCATCGATTTTGGATGAACTGTACAATTTAGTAGCCGAAATGGACGTGTCGACAATATCGGTTTTCAATAAGGAATTGGTGGCAGCACTGGCAGCTTGCGTGCAACACGCTTGAATACCGGCTGGTGTCAATCCGCTGTCCACTAGGTTGCCGCTGGCATCGGGAACCAAGATTGCGTTGGCCGGCGCTGTCGTCTTTTTTTGAAAGGTGGCATCGATTTTGGAAGAACTATAAAGTTTGCTAGTGGACGTTGTCGTGTCGACGATATCACTTTTTAATAAGGCATTGGCTACAGCTGTAGTGGCGTTGCTGGTTTGTTGGCAGCAGGCGCTAATGAATGCCGGCGTGATGCCGCTGTCGACTAAATTACCATTGGCATCGGGCATGAGCAAAGCATTAGCCGGAGCTGTCGTTTTCTTTTGATACGTGGCATCGATTTTGCTTGACGAATAGAGTTTCGTCGTGGAAGTGGACGTGTCGATGATATCTGTTTTCAAAAGCGAATTAGCGGCAGCACTGGCAGCTTGCGTGCAACACGCTTGAATACCGGCTGGTGTCAGCCCGCTGTCCACTAGATTGCCGCTGGCGTCAGGCATCAAAAGCGAGTTGGCTGGCGCGGTCGTCTTTTTGGCATAAGTAGCATCGATTTTACTCGACGAATAAAGTTTGGTAGTCGATGTGGACGTATCGACAATGTCGGTTTTCAATAAGGAATTGGTAGAGGCACTGACTGCCTGCGTGCAACAAGCTTGGATGGCTGTCGGTGTCAGTCCACTGTCCACTAGGTTACCGTTGGCGTCGGGCATGAGCAGCGAGTTGGCTGGCGCTGTCGTCTTTTTGGTATACGTCGCATCGATTTTAGCCGAACTGTAGAGTTTGTCAGTGGCCGTGGACGTGTCGACAATATCGGTTTTAAGTAGGGAATTGGTGGCGGCACTGACAGCTTGCGTGCAGCACGCTTGGATGGCTGTCGGTGTCAGTCCACTGTCGACTAGGTTGCCGTTGGCATCGGGAACCAAGATTGCGTTGGCTGGCGCCGTGGTTTTCTTTTGATACGTGGCATCGATTTTAGAAGAACTATAAAGTTTGGTAGCCGAAGTGGACGTGTCGACGATATCACTTTTCAATAAAGCGTTGGCCACAGCGGTAGTAGCGTTGGTGGTTTGTTGGCAGCAGGCGCTAATGAAAGCCGGAGTGATGCCGCTGTCGACCAAGTTACCGTTAGAGTCGGGCATGAGTAACGTATTGGCCGGCGCCGTGGTTTTCTTTTGATACGTCGCATCGATTTTGGATGAACTGTAGAGTTTATCGGTAGATGTCGACGTGTCAATAATATCGGTTTTCAATAAGGAATTGGTGGCGGCATTGACAGCTTGCGTGCAACACGCTTGAATACCGGCTGGTGTCAATCCGCTGTCCACTAGGTTGCCGCTGGCGTCAGGCATCAAAAGCGAGTTGGCCGGCGCTGTCGTTTTTTTGCTATACGTAGCATCGATTTTGGACGAACTGTAAAGTTTGTCAGTAGATGTCGATGTATCAACAATATCGGTTTTCAGTAAGGAATTGGTGGCGGCACCGACAGCTTGCGTGCAGCACGCTTGGATGGCTGTAGGAGTGAGGCCACTGTCGACTAAATTTCCATTGACGTCGGGCATGAGCAACGAATTGGCTGGAGCGGTCGTTTTCTTTTGATAGGTGGCATCGATTTTACTTGACGAATAGAGTTTAGTAGCCGAAGTGGAAGTGTCGACGATATCGCTTTTCATCAAAGCATTGGAAACGCCAATTTTAGCGTCAGCCGTTTCTTGGCAACAAGCACTGATGAAAGCCGGCGTAATGCCGCTGTCGACCAGATTACCATTGGCATCTGGCATGAGTAACACATTGGCTGGCGCCGTCGTCTTTTTGGTAAACGTAGCATCTATTTTAGAAGAACTGTAGAGTTTATCGGTAGATGTCGACGTGTCGACAATATCGGTTTTCAATAAGGAATTGGTAGCAGCATTAACAGCTTGCGTGCAGCACGCTTGGATGGCGGTAGGAGTTAGGCCACTGTCCACTAGATTGCCGTTGGCATCGGGCATGAGAAGCGAATTGGCTGGTGCTGTCGTTTTCTTTTGATACGTCATGTCGATTTTGGAAGAACTGTAAAGTTTATCGGTAGATGTCGATGTGTCGACAATATCTGTTTTCAATAAGGAATTGGTAGCAGCGCCAACGGCTTGCGTGCAACACGCTTGTATGGCACTAGGCGTCAGTCCACTGTCCACCAAATTACCGTTGGCGTCGGGCATGAGTAAAGCATTGGCTGGAGCGGTGGTTTTCTTTTGATACGTCATGTCAATTTTCGAAGAACTATAAAGTTTATCGGTAGCCGTAGACGTGTCGACGATATCGACAATTTTCAACGATTCATTGGCGGCTGTTATAGCGGCCGTGCAACACGTGGTAATAGCCAAAGGCGTGAGACCGCTGTCGACCAGATTACCGTTGGCGTCGGGCATGAGTAGCGAGTTGGCTGGCGCTGTCGTCTTTTTGGTATACGTGGCATCGATTTTGCTGGACGAATACAATTTGTCGGTGGCCGTGGACGTGTCGACGATATCTGATTTCATGAGTCCATTGGCTGAACCGGTAGCGGCTTGAGCGCAACAATTTTGAAGAAATTGTGGAGTGAACCCGCTGTCGACGAGATCGCCTTTAGCGTCGACGACGACGATAGCATTGGCAGGAGCGATAGCTTTCTTCTGGAACGTGTCGTCAATTTTCAGAGACGAATACAATTTAGTCGCCGAGAGGGACGTGTCGACGATATCTGATTTGAGTAGCGAGTCAGAAGCGGCGTTGGCAGCTTGCGTGCAACACGCTTGAATAGCCGCCGGCGTCAATCCACTGTCAACCAGATTGCCGTTGGCATCGGGCATGAGGAGAGCGTTAGCCGGAGCCGTGGTTTTCTTTTGAAACGTGGCGTCTATCTTGGGAGCGCTGTACAACGCGTTGCCACCGCCGTCAATAATATTGCTCGGCGACAAAGCGTTGCGAGCCGTTTCGCAGCACGCATTGACGATAGTGGGCGTCAGTCCGCTGTCGACTAAATTTCCGTAGTCGTCCATCATGAGTAAATGTTGAGAACCGGCGACAGCTCGTCGTTGGTAATTGGTATCAATATAATTGGAACTGAACGTGGTAGTGTAGTCGACGATCGTGTCCTTGATTTTATCGCAACACGAAGGCAAACTGTAGGGTGTGGTAACGATATCGCCGTTGGTATCGGTCGATAAAATACTATTGGCCGGCAATGTCACCATTTCCAGTGCGCCAGTATAGGCGTTGTACGTGACTGGTCGTTGGGTGACACTTGTTTCCGGTTTTTTAACGTACGTGGCATCCGTTTTCAAACTGCTGTAAAGACCATCGGATTTAGGCTGAACGTCGTCGATTAACGCTTTAATACTTTCGCAACACGACGTGATGAAAGGAATACCGATTTGTGAACTGGAAACGTTGCCGACGGCATCGGCGACTAAAATGGCGCCCGGTTCCAATTTAGTTCGTCGCAGAAAATTCTTGTCGGTAAAACTACTGCTGAACGTGTTGGTCAAACTAGCCGTCGTGTCATTGATGATTTTTTGAGGGCAACATTCGGCGAGTTCTTTGGTTTTCACCGACGACGAAATGAGAGCACCAGTCACGGGATCGGTGACGACGACCCGATCGGGAACTAAACTCAACATTTGACCTTCGGGACCAGTCTTTTTAAAGTAGGCGCTAGTGTAAATAGCCCCAGATAATACCAACATAACCAAAGCCACAAAGAGAGCTAATTTAGCCGTTTCATTCATTTATTGATATATACAATTAATTTAATGGTAATGAGACAATCCGACTAAAACAGTTTCATAGAAATAATTTTTTTATGAAACTCTATTCATTATTAATCGAAATATAAAATAGAGGTTTTTTCGTGGTCATGTGTCCGTAAATAGGATCTCCTTGATAGTGAAAACCGCACGCATTGGAAGCATCGATAAGATAGTTGAGGTGATGAAGTTGGATAATTTTCTCGACGTATTTACACTTGTCCGATTTGAAACTGAAAATACAAAAGTAATCATCAGAAAGACCAAACATGAGCGGAGGCAAATGTTCGCAAGCGTACAGTGTACCTTTGATGAAGAGAAATTTACCTGCGTAAAACGAGTTTGAAAAGTCTTCCGTACGCCGATTGACGTGAAACGTGACGCGAGCACCGTGATGCGTCAAATAAGCATTACGAATATTGTAGGGTACATCTTTTCTGAAGATGGAAATGGCGTTGTAAGGCGAACGGTCGCTAGAGATTTTATCGACCCAACAATTGATGGGAAATTTGTAAACGTGACCATAAGTGTTTTCTATGACGGTAAAAGTGGATTCAAACCAGCGAATATCCGGTATGGATGTTTTTATAAAATTTTGATAGTTTTTATAGACGTGCAATTTGTTGACGTTCAAAACGAGTTTGGCATTTTCCTTGACAACGGTCGTGTTTTTGAAAGGCGTCGATATTTGAAGATCGCTTTCCTTGTCGTAAATGACACTGCCGTACAAATGACAATAGCGTTCGAGCCCGACAATGAGATCGCTGGGTTTACGTATGGCCGCGCAGACGACACCGACGTCGTGTTGCGGCAAAATGAAACGATCGCGTTGGAGAGCGGGTTGAGTCAAATCGACCACCTGGTCGTACATGCAATCGCAAAATTGTTGAATGGCTTTTAAAATGGGATGCTGAGGTGCTTGACGAGCGATAATCTGATAGAGATGTAAACAGAAATATTGTATTTCTACAGTGAGCAGTTTAGAGCGAGTGTCTCTAGTTGTCTTGAAGAGTTCCGATATGGCTGGTGTTCGACTGAAATTGTGCGGCGCACACTGGAAATCGCCTCTCAAATGAGGATCGATACTGTGTCGCAAATCCATGGTGCAAAATCCAAAGTCGATCAACCTCGCTTCATATGCCATGTGAGGCAGATAAATGCCTCGTTTTTTATTGGCGTCGGCCAAAAGAAATGACGACGTCGATTTGGCCACCATCACGTTACGTAAATGAACATCAAAGTGTACCATTCCCAAATATTGCTTGATAATGTAAAAAGAATAGGTTAACTGGAAAAGAAATTGAATGACGTAGTCGACGGTGAGATGCGGTAAAAAAGTCATGACTTCATACGAGTAGCGTTCTATGAAGAGAACGTAATCTTTGTCGACAATGTTGGCACTGATGTAGTTGCAGAGAAAAGGACAGACTTTCATTTTGTTCAAATAGGAAATGAATGGGCAAAAATAAATTTCAGCCAAATCAAAGTCGAGCAACCAAACGCCTTCAAACAAAAGAGCCGATTGTTTGAAACCGTTATTGTTCATTTTGACGATGACATCAGCTTGTTTGCGGTCTACCACCTTGTGACCGTTGATTTCTAATTCGTAAATGGCTCCAAAGCCTCCCTTGGTGAGAGGAACTAGGCGATAGAGACCGCGTTTCCAAAAGTACTCAAAATCTTTATTAGTTAGACTGTTAATGGCTGTAGCGACATTATTAAAAAAAGAAGCAAACATTTTATCGAGAGAAAAGCAGTAAATAGTATTCATGATGCAACTCGTTTATTGAGAAAAAAAATTTTCATTCATCGTTCAAAAAAACCGTAACAAAAGCGGTAATATTGGTATTGCAGCGAGGGCAGATGCCGTACTGACAAGCGCAGGTGGCGCAGAGAAACGAACATCCGCACGGTAGGAGAACGGTGTCTGCAGTGTTGGGACATTCGTCGCAAAGAGTGGCGTCATTCACCGAGATTCGCGTACGTTGGTCGTGCAGAGGACAAAAAAGGGCGTGTTCATCGATAGAGTTGCAGACAAAGCAAACGTTTTCGTTGCACGAAGCGTGACGAAAAAAGCCTTTAGAAGCTAAATGCAAATAATTGGGATCTCTGTTATAAGAGATGAAGCGCAATTCAAATTTGGCCCACGCCGGATGATTCATCTGCATCGGATAGGCTAAAAAGTTAAAATTTTAAAATAATCAGCAGGTTGGCGACAGAGCGGACAGTGGTCGACATTTAGAGCACAATTGGGACAACAAACGACATGTTTGCAGGGAAAAAGAATGGTGGCGGCTTCGAAACAAACGACGCACGTCGAGCGAGACTTTTTACCTGGCACGTGTTGGTAAAAAATACAACTCGACGAATGAGAGTCAACGTTGCCACAGTAAATACATAATTTCTGGATCCAAATGTCTTTCACGGTGGCTTGCAACATGGCACCGAATGATTCCATCATAAACATTTCACCTACAATCTGCGTCGAAATTCCCGTCATGCCGCAGTTGCAGACTTTAAAAAAGATGGGCGTCGATTTATAGGGAAATATATAGAGACATTGCAATTGGGATTTGAGACATTTCAAGCAATTAAAAACTACGTAAGCAGAATGTGATTGATAGAAGCCACACGAGGCGGCGGACGAGTCGATGGTTTTCGCTCGATTGTCCACCGACATGAAATACTTGAAAAAAGGGGAACGAAATCGCGAAAACCCTACACACACACACATACACACAGATACACACAGATAAGTAAAAGTTCAACATAGCAGCAAAACAACAGTAAACTCACCCAAAGAATTTAAATAAGGACAGCAATCGCAAGATGTCAACGATGAAAACGTCGTCGTCGACATCATGGCTCCAGCCGAAAAAGGAGCTAAAGCAGTCGAAGCCATAAAAGCAGCTGGCGGAGTAGAAATGACTGGAGCAGGCATGGTTATGAGTATGGTAGCGAAAATGCGGACCATTTTATACGCAGTTGTGGATCGAAATCGTCATGACAATGCAAAAACCCAACAAAAATTGTCATGACAACGGGAAATAGCCACAGAAATTGTCATGACTACGGAAAATAGCCACAGAAATTGTCATGACTACGGAAAATAGCTACAGAAATTGTCATCACTACGGAAAATAGCCACAGAAATTGTCATGACAACAACGATAACGCGTAGCAAACGGCGAGGAAAACGTTGGAAACTTGAAGCAAAACGTTTACACTTTTTTGCTAAGGAAATGTTGCAAAACGTTTACACTTTTTGCTCTGGAAATGTTGCAAAACTTTACACTTTTTGCTCTGGAAATGTTGCAAAACTTTACACTTTTTTGCACTTTTTTTTGCTCTGGAAATATTGCAAAACGTTTACACTTTTTGCTCTGGAAATGTTGCAAATCGTTTACACTTTTTGCTCTGGAAATGTTGCAAAACGTTTACACTTTTTTGCACTTTTTTCTCTGGAAATGTTGCAAAACGTTTACACTTTTTTGCTCTGGAAATGTTGCAAAACGTTTACACTTTTTGCTCTGAAATCCGGTGTGTCACACAAAGAAACAATGTTTTCACAAACTTTAGGAAATCCAGTGTGTCACACAAAGAAACAATGTTTTCACAAACTTTAGGAAATCCGGTGTGTCACACAAAGAAACAATGTTTTCACAAACTTTAGGAAATCCGGTACGTCAAACACACAAAACAGTGTTTTCCCAAAACTTTTCCTGTTTGTCACGTGATTTGTCAGGGAATACTCGAGCAAAATACGAAAAGCCGCACGGAAGTTGGAACAAGTGATTTTTTCCGTGGAATCCAAGAAAAACTTGTTCCCAAAACTTTTTCTGTTTGTCAAGGAATACTCAAGCAAAATACGAAAAGCCGCACTGACGTTGGAACAAGTGAATTTTTCCCAAAAATCCAAGAAAAACTTGTTCCCAAAACTTTTTCTGTTTGTCACGTGACCGTCAGGGAATACTCAAGCAAAATACGAAAAGCCGCTTTTACGTTGGAACAAGTGATTTTTTCCCTGAAATCCAAGAAAAACTTGTTCCCAAAACTTTTTCTGTTTGTCAGGGAATACTCAAGCAAAATACGAAAAGCCGCTTTTACGTTGGAACAAGTGATTTTTTCCCTGAAATCCAAGAAAAACTTGTTCCCAAAACTTTTTCTGTTTGTCAGGGAATACTCAAGCAAAATACGAAAAGCCGCTTTTACGTTGGAACAAGTGATTTTTTCCCTGAAATCCAAGAAAAACTTGTTCCCAAAACTTTTTCTGTTTGTCAGGGAATACTCAAGCAAAA